CTTTAGGAGCAACCTCAAATGGAGTTGTAAATTATTTCTACAATTTTGGAGCATCTGATTATTTAGATATTGAAAGTGTTACAGCGGTAACAGGTGGAGCTTCTTCAAACGCTTTGGCTGGATTAATATCGACTAATTTATATTCGAATATACTTTATCAGGAAGTAGCAGACGGCGACGTAATATGGCTAAGCGACGATGGCGTATCTAGGTTATTCTTGGACACCCAGCTTACCGTTGATCGAGACCAATATAACATTTCGTACGTAAGAGCATTTAACGACATAACAAGGATAAGTCCAGCTTCTCTTGTTAACTACCCAGCTTTTTCGGATGGTACAGTTGGTCCATATGCTAGCGATAACATAGGATTGCCTGTTGCAGCTGGAAAAACTGATATTATTTCAACGGTTGCTTCAATCAACCAATATCTCGATGTAGTTCTTAAAATTGACAGTACAAGTTTTAACTTTGCACCAAGCGAGGTTAATAATTTAATTATCTCTGTTGGAGATTACCTAGTTTCAACTGACCTTTCACTTTGTGAAACAGTAGGAGCTAATAGACAAGGAAGATTAACTAAAGTAACTTCAGTTGCTCAAACTGCAACTATTGGGGTAGTAAGGGTCACAACTGCTAGACCAATTTTATACTATGCAGGAAACACAATCCAAGTACAGAAGTTTAAATCTATCCCTCAGTTTACAAGATCTTTTGATTTCATTTACCTCGCTGGTTACACAATGAGAAACGACCAAAGACCTAACAACACTGATGCTAGAGTTTCTGAGATTTTGGATGTTATGTATAACACAAATATTGCCGCAACACTTGCAGCTAAAGATGTTATTTCATTCAGATACATTATCGATACATTTAGTGGACAGATACTTCCTAATTCTAAGTACCAGCTAAGTAAACTTGCAATGATGAGGCAGAAAGCTTTGGCTTTCATCAACGCACCATCTATGGCACAGTTTAGAGCTAGTACAGACCCAAGATTTACTGCAGCACCTACTAATGTTGATCCGTACCCACCATTACAAGCACAGTATATTGCGGAAGGTGGAAATTTATCACTTAACCCTTCTTATACCTTTAGTTTACCTACACAAGATCTAGGTGCTTCTTTTGCAGCTTTCTACACACCTTACATTACCGTAAGAGAAAACAATAGAAACATAAACGTACCTCCAGCGGCTTTTGTATCTAATAACTTCGTTAGAAAATTTGCAAACGGAGAACCTTACAATATTATTGCAGGTCAAAAAAGAGGTACTATATCAGGCGGTAATATAGTAGGTGTTGAATATGATTTCACAGATGCTGATAGAGGATGGTTAGAACCTTTCGGTCTTAACCCGATCATTAAAAAGAGAGGATTTGGTGTGGTTATATTCGGTAACCAAACTGCATACCAAACAGTAAATTCGGCTTTTGGATTAGTTCACGTAAGAGATCTACTCATCAGTTTAGAAAACGATGTTGAAGAAATCCTGGCAAACTATCTCTTCGACTTTAACGAGGATTCAATTAGATTGGAGATTAAAACCTTGGTCGATACCTACTTAGATGGTGTTAGAGCAGGAGGTGGAATTTACGCTTATCAGGTAATTATGGATGCATCTAATAATACCCCAGCAATTATTGATCAAAACATCGGTATCATCGATGTTATTATCGAACCTGCTAGAGGTATTCAGAAATTCATCAATAGAATTACTGTAACAAGGACTGGTGGTATCGCTGCTGGAGGATTCATCAATTTCGTTTAAGAATTTAATGAATTTCCAAAGTAGAGATAAATATAAAAAAATTGAAATGAATTAATGGCTGGTTTACCACATTACCAAAATTCACTATACTCGATAAACAAATACGAACCTGTTTATCTTAATCAGTTTGAGGTGACTGTTATACCACCCCCTGCTGTAGCTGGGGGTCAAATTTTACTCGAACAGGTAGTAAACGTGACCGGTTTAGACGTGGACAAAAACCCAGGATTTGTTTTTCAAAAGTACAAGTTTGCAAAAAGAAACTATGCTGGAGGTAAACCGGACAGAACATCTTTAGATCTTGGTCTAAAATTTACTGTCAACTTAGACGATGCTAACTCTATGTATGTTTTCAAAACTCTAAGACAATGGACTGATCTTATCTATAATCCTTTAACTGGTGCAATGGGTATTAAACAGGATTATACAGGAACAATAGTTATCTCTATATTCAATAAAAACGGAAACGTATTTAGAAGAATCACTTGTAAAGATTGCTTCCCATTAAAAGCTATAGATCCTATGGAACTTGATTATCTTAACGGTACTACATTATACGAGATCAGCATGACTTGGGCGGTAGATTACTATGAAGATTTATTCACATAAAATATAAAAGAACATTAGATGGCAGGTTTACCACACTTTAATAACTCAAAGGCAGCTAGGAATAACTATGAACCAGTGTTTCTTAACCAGTTCGAGGTTCTTATTACTCCCCCTTCTGCAGTTACACTTGCTAACGTCAGATTTAACGGTGAGTCTATTATGACCCAACAGGTAAAAAGTGTAACGGGTAGCTTAGCAGTTGATATCCAACCAGCTGGACCGGTAACACAATATTACAAGTTTGCTGAAAGAAGATATGCAGGTGGAGAGCCTTCTACTTCTGATGTTCAATTTAGTGTTGCTTTTGAGGTTAACCTTGATGAGAATAATTCTATGACCATGTATAAAATTCTTAGACAATGGTCAGATCTAATCTACAATCCTTTAACAGGAGCAATGGGTTTAAAGAGAGATTATGTTGGGCAAATGGTTATTTCAATCTTTAATAAGCAAGGAGATGTATTTAGAAGAATTACTCTTAACAACTGCTTCCTTGTCGAACCTCTTACCACGATGGGTTTAAATTACGAAAGTGGTGAGGGTCTTTACGTATTAGATACCACTTGGAAGTCTGATTACTGGCAAGACCAGTTCCTATAATCTGAAACTTTATTTTAGTTTTTTTGTATAAAACTTACACGGTTTGTAAGTTTTTATGATCCGTGTTATATAAAGTAAATATGCACTATGTCCGGACCTAACCTTTCACCTGAAGAGATTTTAAGAAAAAAAGAGCAAATTGGAGGAATTTCTTATGATGATCCAATTTCGGATCTTTCCCCTCCTTCCCCACAAATTGTAGATACTCCTAAGGAACTAGAAAATCTGGGAAGGAAAAATACACCCATATCTGATTCCCCACTGGCTGCAGAATTCAAAAAAGTCGAGTCTGAAGCAACAGATAACCTATATAGTAAGGAATTACCACCATCGATTGAAATAGGATGGAAAAACCTCCCTGTCTCAATTCTTCCCTCTAGGGGTCTTTTTTATCCGGACGGAACACAGATAGCAATTAGACCAGCAGAGGTTAAGGAAATCCGACATTTTTCAACCATAGACGAAAGTGACATGTTAGACGTGGACGCAAAGTTAAATATGGTTCTTAACAGTTGCTGTGTGATGAAATTTCCTGGCGAGGGTGTTGTTTCTTATAGAGATTTAAAACAGGAGGATAGGTTTTTTATTATTATGGCAATAAGAGATCTTTCTTTTGTAAAGGGCGAAAATAGAATAGTTTTAACGCCGGATTTAACATGTAAAAAAGACAATTGTACTTTTAAACACGGAATCGAATTAAGAACAGGTGTATTAACAAACTACCAGATCAACCAAAAGTTGATGAAGTATTACTCGAAAACCGACAGGAAGTTTATTTTTCCGGTAAGCAAGATAGGTAAGTCATTATCAATGACGGTTCCGTCTATCGGGGTTATTGATGCAATATCTAACTACATAAAAAATTCAGTTAGAACAGGTAAAGATATAGATGAGAGCTTTATTAAGATAGCACCATTTCTATTTGACGATTGGAGAGGATTGGATGATAAAAAAATTCAGAAAGCATCCTTAGATTCTGAAGATTGGTCTAATGCTGAATTCTCTATCTATTTCCAGTTGGCAGAAGATATTAAGATCGGAACAAAATTAGAGGTTAGTTTGCCATGTCAAACTTGCGGTGCATCGGAGGTCACCGCCCCTATTTCATTTCCCGGAGGGTTCAGATCCCTTTTCCTTATTTCAGATATCTTTGGAGAACTTCTTTGATATCAAGTTTAGAATGTGGAAAGAGCATGGATTAGATCCTAAATGGGTTGAATCTATTCCTTTCTATGAATATCAAATTTGGATCGACAAGCTAAATCTTCACATAGAAAAAGAAAATAAGCAAACCATGGAAGATTCAGGACAGGTTGAGGTGTTTAACTTCAAGAAATAATTTTCCTTACCCTCACTTATCAAGGATATATAAGGTATGAACGATACCTCTAAAATTCTAAAAGAATTGTCAAACCTCACACTGAACCTAGATGTTCTTGCTAAAGAACTAAAGGAAGCGAATGGTTTAACAAAAGACACCAATAAAGAGCTATCTTCTTTAGCAAAGGAGAAAAAAGATTCTGCTCCCAAAGAAAAAGTTACAGAAAAAGCAGGAGACGAAAAAAGCTTCAAGAATTTTTCAGAGTCAATCATAAATGCTTTCACCAAACAAAACCAGAGTTTAGTTGGTACCTTGGAAAAAAGTCTTAAAGGTGGATTTCCTGATATTTCTAAAGCGGAGATAAAACCTGCTGGGGTAGAAAATCCAGCACAGGCAAAACCAGGACTTGTTACCAAAGATTTGATTAGCGCAGTAGCTGGGAGGCTGGTAAATATACCTAAGCTACAAGACGGAGGTAAGATAGATGCAGGAGGTGTAGCTTTAGTAGGTGAAAAGGGGCCAGAGCTAGTCGAATTGCAAAAAGGAAATGTTGTAAATTCCCAAGATAAGATGGCAGAGCTTCTTAAAATGGAAATGGATGATCTTAAAAAATCAAAGGAAACCCCGGCATCTGTAGAAAGTAATAAGAGTCAAGAAGCTTCTAAGATTGTTAGCGGTGGGCCTAAGTTAGATGAGTCTGTGACAAATTCTTTTGGTGTAAAAGTACCTAAATCTGAAATAGATGCATATAGGAAAGAAATATATGATGAGTTTAAAAAAGATTTTGACGAGGACCCATCTTTACTAGAAGATGAGATGAAGCAATTCATTGAGGGATACCGTGAAACTATGTCAGTTTCAGATATCCAAAAGCTTTCAGAAAAAACCCAGCCTAAGGAAATTAAGAAGTCTGAAGAGGAATTACAAAAATCTAAAACCGGTAAGCCAGAAAAAGAGAAATCTAAATTGAAGGATTTCCTATCCTCTAATCCCCTGCAAAATTTAAAAGAGGAGGGATTGAAATTGGCAGAAAAATTTAAACCTAAGCAAGAGCAACTTTTAGATAAGGGAATAAAGTCTGAAAATCCACTCTCGCAAAATGTTTCAGCTAAGGATATCCAAGCTCTTACCGAAAGGCTTAAGCAAGGAAGCAATCTTAACAAGGAAACCCAGACGTTAAAAACCGGACAGAAAAGTTCGCCAACCCCTGCTGCTACCTCTGAGAACATAAGTGCAACATCACCGGTTGAAAAAAATGCTGGGGTAAAACCAGATATACAAACAACAAAACCGGAGAAAGCAACACAGGCTCCTTCCTCTTCTTCTGTAATGACCGAGCAAGATATAAAAGAAATCAAAGGTCTACTTGCTGGAATTTATAAGTCTATAAATGGTCCATTGTCCATTGCATCAGATCGTCCTTATAGACCAAATTCAAATACGTTTTAAACAATTTTCAAGAATCATTTTTTTTATGCAGAACAAAAAGCTATATTTGTTCAGAACATTTGTTTCTTTGACTACATATGGATATTGATAAGGAGATCTTAATTTACCATTCGGAATTTTTTTTCTCGAAGACGGAACTAATTACAAGTAAATCGTGGGTTGCTAAACCCACGTTATCACAAGTTTTTCAATTTGATGATCCCGATGATCTTCCTGGCGAAACTTTATACCTTCCAAAGGATAAAAAAGTAGATCTTGTCTATCTAAAAATGGCTGAGGTCTGGGCTACTAATTCATATTGTAAGAGAATGCAGGTTGGAAGTTTAATAGTTAAGAACAAGTCTATAATCTCTGATGGCTATAACGGTTCTCCTACTGGATTTCCCAATGAGTGTGAAGACGATGACAATGTGACTTTAAATTATGTCTTACACGCAGAAGCAAACGCAATAACAAAATTAGCAAAAAGCACTCAAAGTTCTGATGGATCTACACTCTATGTTACGGTTTCTCCCTGCTTTGAATGTTCTAAATTAATTATACAGGCAGGAGTTAAAAGATTGGTATTCAAGGAAGTATATAGAAAGCCAGAATCACTCAAATTCCTTTTTGATGCAGGAATAGAGATAGTAAGGCTAGAGAAAACATTTTAAAAAAAATTAAGGGGTAAACTAATGGCAAAAGAGAAAAACATTCAAGTATTAGCAGAAAATTTTATTGAGAAAAGGGATGACCGTTCTTTCAAATTTTTATACGAAAGGGTAAAACCTGGAGTTCTAAATCACTGCTACACTATACTTAAAGATTTAGAATTAGCAGAAGATGCATTTTTAAATGCAATGGCTAAAGTGTGGCAAAAAATTGACCAATATGATAGTGCAAGAGGTAATTTTTCTACCTGGTGTTATAACATAGCAAGAAACGAATCTCTCCTGTTATTGAAGAGTAGAAAAAGATTTATTTCTAAGTCTTTAGAGGAAATGGAATACGAGTCCTCGAAAGCAGAGGAAAGAAATCCAGTATACGAAATAGAAGACGACCCATTATGGAACTTCTTATCAGGAGGTTCCGATATCGATGAGGTTTATGAGCAGGTAATTGATGAAATAAGAGAACTCCCAGTTTTATACAGGGATATTATGATAGATCGGGAGATTCACGGTATGAAGTATAAAGATATAGCTGACAAATACGGAATCAAGAAAAGATCAATTGCTACTAGGATTAGAAGAGCAAGAACCAAGATTAGAAAAAAGATGGAAGACATTACACAAAAGCAAAATTTAAAATAACATGAAATTATTATCTAGAATTTTTGTTTTTCTAAGGATCCTTTCTATTATAAAGGACCTTAAGCTATACTCTGATTTTTTATCCATAACAAAGAAGGAGTCGATAGATTCCCCAGAATGGAATAAGTTAAAATTAAGAAGGGATTGGTTTGGTAGAATTTTTACCGTGGTAAACTTACCACCAGAGGTAACCCAATCTAGGGATTTCCCTGTTGAAGCTAGACCAGCATGGGTTTTTGAAGAGATAAGGACAGTCAACGAATATCTTACACGTTTAAACCTCCAGGAAATAATCGCTCCACTTCTTAGGCCTTTGCCTGAAGCTAATGGCGAGTCTTTTTTGGTTATCTACTATTTTGTTTTTAGAGAATTCAGCTGGATCTGGATAATCAGATTTATTTTAGAAATCATAGGATTCATTTACATTTATTCAAATTGGTCTCAAATGGTGGAATTATTCTCTACGTATGGATTGGGATAATATAAAAAAAGAATATAACGATAAGCTTGAGTTTTTTAAAGATCCTAAATTTATTTTCGAGGAGGAAAATCACTCTTATACATTTAACGGGATTAAGTATGATTCTGTCACCACTTTTTTAAAAAGGTTCAAGGTACCATTCGAGAGAGAATATTGGATTAAAAGAAAATCAAGAGAGATGGGTATCGACCCGTCTGTACTTGAAACCGAATGGGCACAAAAGGCAAACACTGCGACAGAGCTAGGAACCCGAGTACATAAGTGGATAGAGGATTTTTGGACAGGACTTGATCCAGAACTTCCTGAAGACCCAATAGATCTTTTAAGGATACATAAATTTTTAGAACTGTACGAAGCGAGATTTAAAAAGCTTGTACCACTTAAATCTGAGTTAAAGGTTTTTTCTAAAAAATGGAAATTAGCGGGCACGGTTGATCAGCCTTTTCTTATGTGGGATGAGAAAAAACAGGAAATACTATTTTTAATTGGTGACTGGAAAACTAATAAAGAATTTAAGGATGATCAGCATCCTAAGGGAAGATACAAAAAACTTTTGCACCCATTTAATGATCTGTATGAAAATTCACATAATGAATATTCTATCCAAATTAGTTTATACCGGCTAATCATAGAGGAAGAACTTGGTATAGAAACACATGGCGGATTTTTGGTTCATATAGGTCCAGACTCGCAAGCTAAAATTTATCCGATCAAGGATCTTAGGGAAAGATTGAAAATATATCTTCAGCACAATAGAGAAGATTTCGATGTTTTCGACGTTTAAGTATGAAACAAAATCTGTTTTTTTTTCTAAAATTATAATAAAAAACCAAATCATGGCAAAGAAACCACAAATCAAAGAAAAAGTAATTACATTGGATGCTAACGTGATCGTTCCCCTTTCGGATATTGCTACTGAAATCCCACAGGAAGATGATTTCGTATCAAAACTGGACCTAAAAAGAATCGAGCATTGCGAAAAAACTCTTGCAGAAGCTAAAGATAGAATCTCCAAGAAAGTTTATGCTGTTAAATTTGATTCTAAAGCAGATCTTGATAATTTCTTTGCTTTTATGGAAAACGATGCTGAATGGAAAGAAAAAGAATCTCTTGGTGTTATTGAAATCTGCAAGGTAATCAATAAAGCAAAAAAGGACGGTATTAAGCAAGAAACTCTTTACATCAGTGCTTTACCATTAGAGGCATCTCACTATTTTCTTTCTAAAACCTCGGGTAAAGGATTATCAGAAGCTAAGAAGTTTATCAGCATGTTAAAACCTTTTAGCCAGTCGTTAGAGTCTGTTAAAGCTGATGCTATTGAAATTCAAGGCCTGGAAACAGAACTTTCAGCTGCTCAACAAGGCTTATCTGTATCGTAATACAAATTCCCCAACAAAAAAGCACCTTATGCAGGGTGCTTTTTTTGTGTACAGATGAATATAAAAAGAATGATATATACTAAAATCTAAATCTAAAAATTATGTTACAAAAGATTAAAGACAATTTTACAATCATCGTATTGGTTTTATTGGTGATTGTTTTCTTCAGACAATGTGGTGTTAATAGCGAAATTAACAAAATTAAAAAAGAAAACACCAAGATCTCAGCTTTACTTGATTCAAGTGTTACTAAAAAAGAAATGAAACACGAGATGAGACAGGTGATGTTCGAATTCTTGATTTTCGAAGACGACTTTGATAAGGGAAAGGCTTCTCTATCCGATATTCAAAATAAAATACAAACAGGGGATGGAAAATAAATCCAGGCTTGTAAGTGGATTTATTATAGGTACGTTTGTTACCCTTTACCTTATGGTGTCAGTAATATCCACCATTCACGTTATTGATTTTTTTAAACTCTCCAATCCAAATTGGCTGGCTATTTCATTAGCAATAGCCTTCGAGGTGGGAGCAGCAGCTTCTTTGGCTTCTCTAATAGCATTAAAGAAGATGAACAAAGGATTAGTTTGGATGCTTTTTTTCCTTTTAACAGCTATGCAAGCAATGGGTAATACCTACTATGCTTATGTAAACTTAAAAGACTTTACTGCATGGATAGAGTTATTTGGTTTAATGGAAGAGGATATTATTTTCCAGAAAAGAGTATTAAGTATAGTTTCTGGAGCAATCCTTCCGATAGTTGCTTTAGGTTTTATTAAGTCCTTAGTGGATTACATCAAGCCTGAAGAAGAAACCACAAAAGAATTGGAGCAAAATACTGAAGAAGAAAAGGAGCAGGAAATAGAACCAGAAAAAGAATCGGAAGAAAAAGTTGAGCTGGAAATTGCTCAAGAAGAAACGATCTATAATAATATAAACGAGCCTTTAATTAATAATATAAGCGACGGTGATCTTTTAATAGACTCGGGTGGGTCCCTACATGAAGAGATTAAACAGGACCAAGATCAAATAGAGGAAACCGAAAGATTGGAAAGCGAACATAACGGAAGAGTGATTGTGGAGGAAAAGAGAGTATTACCTAGGGCGGTTGAAATGCCTTCAGCTTCAATGAATCCAACTAGACTATAACATGGCAAACACAACAGGAGGGGATTTAGATATTTACGGAGGTGACTCTGGCGCTAGCCCAACTGGGGTTAATTCTTTTTTTGGACTAGGCGCAGCAGGTGTTGGATTAGATCCAGGATTAACCGCAACTTTTAATACCCAGTATACATTAGTTGCTTTGGATGAAGCGGGACTAAATAGAGTAAATCTTACATTTTCCGATTTTAACGATCCTCATTATGTCAGTTTCTATAACACCTCGATGAATGTATCGTGGCAAGCAGAAACACTTGCTAAGTTAAATCTTTCGGATTTTTTTTATCCTGTGCAAAGTTTTTCCGGCTACCAGATGCAAACATTTATAATGTCGCCAAACACATCAATTAATCTGGATCAGGGTGATTTCGATACCACACTAGGTGAGGTCGGACTTCTTGTAGCTAGAGCAGAATTTTATGCAGATGCAACAATAAATCAGAGAATGTTATACTGGCAGTACGGGGGAACTGAAAGGTATATCATGGCTGATTTCATGATGCTAACAGGACAGGTAAAAGATGGTCAGGTATGGAAAGGTTGGCAAACCAGCAACGATGTAAGTGAAGAGGTTGGATATACAGGAGCAGCTACCGGAGGATTTATTTTCTCAAATCCCACCGAATATCAGGTAAAATTAATGGTTCTAACCGCAAGCTAAAATGGCAACAAGACCAATTATATGTCCACCAGTGCCAGCGAATGGCTGGATATTTTTCAAAAGCAATTTTGGATTGGAAGAGGACTATGCTAATACAACATTTTTTAATTTAAAAGATTTAGATTTTGGCGTTGTTGCATATTCACGTTTGAGAATTACCCTAAAGGCAACCAAAAGTATAAAACTAAGTCAAACGGATATAGGATCCGAGGGATTTGTAAGATGGATAGCTGTTAAAGTACAATATCCAGCACCGAAGAATCCTATTTTGTATGCTGCACAAACACCTATTATTCCTGGAGTTCCAACGCCAACAAACGGTACTCCACAAATTCAAAAGTATATTTATTGGACATATAGAGGAGAAACTTATAACCTAGGTGAAATGATGGTATTGACAGGAAATCCTTTGGGCTCTACCGATTCTGAGGTTACTGGATGGAATTTAAGCGAAGATAGGTTCCTTTATTCTGACGGTGGAATTATATTTCAAAACCCTCATGCAAACTTCGATGTAAAACTAGAAGTCCTTGTAGCTAAGTAAAAAAAACGAACTTGTTCGTGAATATATAAAAGTAAAGTTTCAAACTCTATCTAGAGATATATAGAAAGTAAAAAAACAAAAGTAAAATGGATTTACTCACACAACTTAAAACTCTCAGAGGTACAACTAAGTCTCCAGAAGTTAGATCTATCTGTGAATCTAATATTCAAAAAATTGAAAAAGGAGATTCTAATGTTAGTTCAAATGCAATCTTGGAATCAATCCAAGTAGCAGAAAATCAGACTGTTCAGCAGACACAAAAAGATCCGCACGAAATGCTCAGAGAGCAGGAAATGCAAAAATCAAAATCTATTGCAAATAGATTAATGGAATCTTGGGGAGGAATCGGTGAGCATAAAAACTCTAAAAATTCTGGTGCTTATGTTGACGGAATAAAAGAGGAAGTACCATCCTTTGATGCTTCTGCTATCAACGAAAGTCTAAGCAATCTAGTTGACGCAGACCCATCAGCAGCTTCTTTTGTTAAATCTCAAGGTGTTAACAATCTTGGAGTTTTTGAGGCTATACTAACTATTAAGGGTAGTTCTATTTATGAGCATCCCTCAGTAAAAGTTGTGTGTGAAAAATATGCTCATAACCTAAAGAATAGGAACGTCCCAGAATTCTTAGTTGCTGAAAACTTTATTGCTGATATGCAAAATTTTAGCTGGGACTCTAAGGTAAAATCGTTAGTTGAAAGCATTAAAGAAAAAACTCAATCTCTTAAACCAGAAATTGAAGTTTCTAAAGCTCTTTACACAATTCAATCAAATGCAGGATCTGATTTTTATTCTCCTGTCACTGAATCTTTAAATAAGTGGTTGGTTTCAGAAAATAAATCTGTTTCTTTGCTTTCTAAAGAACTTACCAGATGGCAGTTTAACCCTGCAGTTAGAAATCTTATAAACACTTTGAGTGTTCTTGAAAGCAATTCTGACAAATTAAACATCCCAATTCACTCTGGCAATTCTTCTGTTAAAAGATTATTTTCTCCAGTTTTAGTTAGTGGAGGAAAAACTATTTTCACCATTGGAAATAATGTCTTTGAAGGAAATTCTAAAGGATTAAGAAAATTAAACAGAAACGAAGTTTCTTCATTGCCTTCTGATTTCTTACAGCTTTTAGAATCTTTCTACACTCCTTATGTTAAAGTAAATGAGCAGGTATTAAATGTTTTCATAGGTAAGAACAAATATTCTATCATCGAAGAGAACGAGTCTAGATCTATTTACAACAATGGAACTAAGATGAATTTCTCTGATCTAAATCACCTTTCTAAAGCATTATCTTTAGAGATCTCCGGAAGCTTTGGAGTAAATGAAAATAAAGCGGTTTTTGATATTATCAATCTATTCGAAAACTTTGATAAAGTTGTAGAACTTGATTTTGCAAAAAGAATCGAATCAACATTATACGAAGGCGCTTCAGTTAACTTAATTAAGTGGCAAGGCAGTATCTTCCTTAATAGAATTAACGAGGCTATGAAAGATAATTCACTTTTCCAAGTGAATGGAACACAGGCTTCTGCAATGGTTAAAGAATTTTTGAAGTATGATATTTCAGAAGGACTTACAGAATTCTTAGAAGGAGAATCTCGTGTTAGATCTATTATGCTAAATGACAGAAGCAAATTGATGGAAAACATTTCTATAATTGAAACTGAAATTAGCAAGTTGGAATCTAAAATGAATAGCAATCCAATTTTCTACAATTCTCCAGAAGTTAAAAGAGCTCATTTTATGCTTGAGCAAGAACTTAAGTCTCTAAGAGATAAATGGAAGGTAGTTAACGAGGAGCTTGAAAAAATTGACGGATCAGCTCAAGAGATCAATGTTAATGAGGATGACAATTTTAACGTTGGTGAATACATCAAAGTAAAAGAATCAGGCAACACAGGAAAGATTATCTCTATCGACGGAACATCTGGTTCTTACACTGTTCTTATGGACACTGGAAAAACTGGAGATTTTAGAGTAGATGAGATAGTAAATCTAGATGACGCATTGGCAACAGCGGGTGATGAAAACCAGGCAGATGCAGAAACTCAGGAAGAATTAAAAGAAGGACAATCTTTAGCTGTTGCTCCTGGCAAAGACAAAGAAGTAAAAGCCGACAAAAGCATTCTTGCTACACAAAAGAAAGGAACAGTAACAGCTCCTTCTGGGAAAGACGAAGATAAAGCGGGAAAAAACGACGTAGAAAATCTTAAGGATGCTAACTTAGAAGAAGCCCCGGAGGGAGAGTCTTTAACTAAGTATAAAGCAAATAAAGAGGCTGGCTACAATATTACTGAAGGTTCTGATCCTGGTTTAGCTTCAGCACCAGAGGGAAAACCTGCAGGAACTAATATGGCTACAGAATGGGAAAAGTCAGGAATCAAGAATATGAATCTTGCTACTGCCCCAGGAAACGAAGAAGGAGATGCTGGTTATAAAGTTAAAGCAATTGAAGTGAAGGAGAAAAATCCTGAACTAATGAATATCGATCCAGAATTAGCTTCAGCTCCTGGCGATGAAGATGCAAAGGAACTTGACTACGAAGTAAACCCAGAAATGGGATACAACGTAGACGAGTCTGCTGATATTATGAAGATCAACCAGGAATTAGCTAAAGCACCAGGAAAAGAAGAAGGTGATGCAGATTACCAAGTAAAAGTTGTAGCAGGTAAAGCCAATAATCCTGAAGTTATGAACACCGATCCAAATTTTGCTATAGCACCAGAAAAAGGAGCAGAAGCAGATACAGACGTAGAAGTTAATTCAGAAATGGGATATAACTTGGACGAAGCTAATAAAGCAAAAGGGATGGATTTTAATGACTTAGGATCTCTCATGAATGTAATAGCGTTCATCAAAAATAATAAGAACAGTAAATCTAAGGCAGTTCAAAAAGACGTACAAGTTTTTTTGGATGCAGTGAAAAATGCTATGAATGAATCTGGAGCTTCTGAATCTAACGAGAATGATGAATCTTCTTTAGATGAAAGCGAAGAGTCAAAAAAAAACTAAAGAAGATACTTAGTAGGGTTTGGTCGGTAGCACCGTCAAGTCCTGAACAAGACGAAAAGCCAAAACCTTTCGTCGACGATTATAAAAAGGGAATGAGTGTAGCCCCAGACGGAAAAGATAAGTCTGTGGATGCACTCATTTCTTATGATGACGAAGGGGAGAAAGAAGAGGAGAAAGAGTAATCTGAAACTATCCTCGAGGTTTAGGCTAAAACCCTAGATAAAAATAATTTTAATTTAATGGCAAAAGCATACGTAAATAATACGGACTTAATGGCTGCAATTCTCAAGTCAAAAGAAAAGGGCCAGCTAACGCCTGAAACAATTAAAATGTTTAACCTCATGATACAGGGGATTTCAAAAAAGATGGCTTACAAAGACCCTGAAGATAGGGAAGATTGTATGTCATTTGCAATGGAAGATCTTGTCAGGTACTGGAATAGATTTGACCCAGCAAAATCTAACAATCCTTTTGCTTACTATACACAGATAGCAAAAAATGGATTTGCAAAAGGATGGAAGAAACTGCACCCACCAAAAGCTCCTAAAACAATTCCTTTTTCGTATATAACAGGTGACGACAACTCGTACAATATTTAATCAATAATGACTGATATAAAGAAAATTAAGCCGAACGGAGATTATAAATCCGGTCTATTTGTTCCTTTAAATCCAGATAAATATATTGGTGATGTTCATAATATAATTTGCAGATCTTCTTGGGAATTTAGATTTTGTAAGTATTGTGATACTAACGAAAGAATTTTAAAGTGGAGTTCAGAACCTCTTGTTATTCCGTATTATAACCCATTGGATAAAAAAGAGCATAAATACAATGTAGATTTTTACATGAAAGTACTCCAAGAAGATAATGAGGAAATGGAATGGATTATAGAGATAAAACCAGAGAATCAATATAAAAAGCCTATTCTGGAAGGAAATGCAACACTACCAAAGCTTAAATCCTATAACCATAAAATGCAAGTGTGGATTACCAATCAGGCAAAATTTAAAGCTGCTAAAAGCTGGGCTAGTGCTAGAGGAATGAGATTTGGTGTAGTTGATGAAAATTTCCTGTTTAAAAGCAAGTGAAAACTTTTATTGAACAAGTAGATGAACTCAGGAAAAGCTCACAATCTGTTTCATCTTTATCCACTGAAATTAATAAGTACGTTACTGAAAAATACTCTCCAAGAGGAAATGGGGGAACTGAAGATTTTAAATCTTTCTTAAGTGGAAAAATTTATTTTGCTGAATATTCTACCCCAACCAAATTATCTGATAGTGTAAAATACATTAACAGATACCCGATGTTCTTATTTATTTCCGAGGAAAAAATAGGCAACGAAACGATTTGCAAGGTAATAGATTTAAACGTAATTCCTCCTGATTTTAGAGGAGAAATTTTAACGAAGATATTTGATTTCTATTTTCAAAAGATCTCGGAGAATTCAAAAACCCCAAATTCAAACCAACAATCCTTAAATTTAGATGGTAAATCACTCCAGATACTTTTAGATGGAACTGGTTATAAGACTTCAGTCACTGGATTCAAGAGACAATACCTCTCTAATGTCAAAGTTGTAGATTATTCCGATTGGGTTAGAATACCCTATATTTCTATTTCAAGTATACAGGGTCTACCTATAGAACAGATATATACTTCTTATAGATCGAAATTAAAAGACTAACTAGATCTAAAAAATACATACCTAAAAAACAGGATGCCAGGATTTGTAGAAAACCCAAATAGTAATCCGATTTTCCAGAGAATCAGAGACTCTGTAAAATCCCTGAGCAATTTTGGATTGAGATATGGGGATATGGTTATTAAAAACTCACAAGCTATAGGTACAACCGAGGCGGAGTTTTTAAAGAAAGGCCCAATTGAGGATGAAACAACATTCTACTCGCTCGGAAGACAGGATACAACTACCCGACAGTATATTGCATATTTCGACAAGGATTACTCAGGAAAAAGAGACTACCTTAGGAAATTCTCTTTGAATCCCGAAATTGAATACATCCTTGATACAGTTTGTGATGAATCAATTACATACGATCCGTTTAACTTTTTTGCATATCCATCCTTTTTAAATCTTACAGGTTTAAAGCCAAAGGTAATTGATAGAGTAGATTCAGCATACAAGCAATTGTATGATATGTTTGGCTTTAACGATGATGTAAGTGCATGGCAGTATTTTAGGCAACTATTAGTTGACGGATTTATAGCATTTGAGATTGTTTACGACGACAAGGGAAAAAATATTATTGGTTTTAAAGAGCTAGACGCTACTACATTAATGACCTCCGTTGAAAAACAGCCTGACGGAAGTTATCTAAATGTCTGGTATCAATACCCTAAGGATGAAAAGAAAAGGAGAATGCTTTACGATTCCCAGATTATTTACATTGCCTACGCTAAAGGTAATGCGGTTTCGAGAGTAAGCTACACTGAAAGATTAATACGCCCTTATAACGTTCTGAGGATCATTGAATACACACGAGTTATCTGGTCAGTGATGAATGCATCATTTAGAATGAAGATGACCGTTCCTGTTGGGTCCAGATCACAACAAAAAGCGATGCAAACGTTGGGCGAATTAATGAGTATCTATAAAGAGGATATCCAGTTCAACGACGAAAGCGGAGAATTAGCGGTTAATGGTCAACCAAAGATTCAGTTTTATAAAAACTATCTTATGCCTAAGGGTGTTAATGGAACACCTACAATCGAACCTCTGAATACTGCAGGACCCAATCTAAACGACCCAGCACCATTAGCTTATTTCTTCGATAAGTTGGTTCAAGAATCAAAAGTTCCATTTTCAAGATTTCAGGGCCCAGATGGTGGATCCATAGGCAACTACTCAAATGCAGCAGAAGGTTTAGATAAAGAAGAAATAAGATTTGCTAAGTTTGTAATGAGACTTAGATCTGGCTTCCAGGACATACTTATTAAACCATTATGGCTTCAGCTATGTAAGGACTTTCCTGAACTAGAGAAGGATTACATGTTCAAGAGCCAGCTGGGCTTAACCTTTATTTCAGATAACCCATTTAGGGTAAACCAGGAAATAGAGAGCATGGCAAAGAAGAAAGAATCAATTGATGCTTTATACCAATTAGCAGGAGAAGATGGACTACCATTTTTCTCCCTTGCTTATCTGATTGAAAACTTTTTAGGTATGACCGAGGATGATATTAAGGCAAACGAAGAAGCTAAATTAAAAAGAGTGAAGGAGAAGGAGAAGGAAGCCAAAAAAGCAGCTGGGGAAACACCAGCTGAGGGTGTAGAAGCAGAGACTCCTCCAGCTGAAGAAACACCCCCGGCTGAAGAAACCCCACCGGCGGAAGCATAATTTAAGAGATGGCAGGATTTTTAGATAACGCAGTAGAAAGGACCTTCTTAGGTAATTTGTATAAAAACTTAGCAAACATAAGCAAGTTTGGTATGAAATATGAGGATATGGTGATCCGTAATTCTCAAGCAATTGGAGCAACAGAGTCAACTTTTTTTAATAGTGAAGGAACAGGTTTCACCGAAAATAATGCTTTCTTTTGGACCTTAGGGTATCAAGATACTAGAATTAGAAAATATATCGCATACTTTGATAAGGATTATCTTGGTAAAAGAGATTTTCTTAGAAAATTTGCACTGAATGGTGAAATTGATTTTATTCTAGATACAGTTTCAGATGATGCAGTAAATTATGACGATAAGAATTTCTTTGCCTATCCAAGTTTAGTCAATATTGATTTAAAAGACGAAATAAAAGATAAAGTAGAAGAAAACTTTAGAAGCCTTTATATGTTATTTGGGTTTCAACAAAGTATTCTTGCCTGGCAATATTTTAGACAATTTCTGATTGATGGATTTTTAGCTTTTGAAATTGTTTATTCAACTGACGGAAAAAAGATAGTTGGCTTTAAAGAACTTGATGCTACCTCTTTGCAACCTGCAACAGAACAAATGCCCAACGGTGAATTCCAACAGATATGGATCCAATATCCACAGGATAATAGAATGACCCGCAAATTAAAGTCAGATCAGATTATCTACTTATCTTATGCAAAAGGAAACATGGTTTCTCGGGTTAGTTATACAGAAAGACTAATCAGATCCTACAATATACTTAGGGTAATGGAAAACACTAGGGTAATTTGGAACGTTATGAATGCATCATACCGTTTAAAATTTGTAATTCCAGTTGGAACCCAATCGATGCAAAAAGCGATGCAGACTCTAGGACAACTTATGTCTGTTTACAAAGAAGAGATACAGATTAACGATTACTCAGGAGAACTCACTGTCAATGGTTCACCAAAAGTACAGTTTTATAAAAACTATCTTTTCCCTGAAAAGGATGGGGAATCTCCAGATATTAACACTCTTAATCCGGCCGGTCCTGATTTCAACGTAATGGAAAATGTTGTATATTTCTATAACAAATTGAAATTAGACTCTAAGCTTCCGTATGCTCGTTTTGCTTTCAGAGGTGGAACCCCAGCCAATTACCAAATAAGTATAGACCAGTTAGAAAGAGATGAGATCAGATATGAAAAATTCGTAGGCAGAATCCGATCAATTTTCCAAGAATTGATGGTAAAGCCTCTTTATATTCAAATGTGTTTGGATTTTCCGGAATTATCTAAAGACCGAATGTTCAAAGCAAATCTTGGTTTGAACTTCGTTAAAGAAAATATGTTTGAACAACTCATTCAGCTTTCGAACTATACAAAAAGAACGGATTTCATTACATCTATGGGAGATATGAAGCAAAAGATAGGAGAAGAAGAAGTTGCATATTTTGATAAGGAGTTTTTGATCAAAAGATGGCTTGGCCTTAGCATGGATGAGTATAGAATGAATCAAAAGTATAAAGACGAAGAAGCTGCTTTGGCTGAGAAGAAGAAAAAAGAGGGTGGAGCAGAAAAAGAAGGTGGTGAATCTTTTACCCTATAATTTTTTACTAGGTGGAATTAAGTCAAATACTTTCCAATAAAAAAATATTGGTAATAGGCGATTCAATTTTGGATCGCTATATTTATGGTAAAGTTTACAGGGTCAGCCCAGAAGCTCCTGTTCCTGTTGTAGTAAAAAAGAATGATTCATATTTTCTTGGCGGTGCAGCGAATGTAGCTCAGAATATAACTTCTTTCGGATCTAAATGTACATTACTAACTGTTGCAGGAAAAGACCAAGCTCACGAGGATTTAAAAAATCTCTGTCGGGAAAAAAACATAGATTGTATCTCGATTATAGACAGCACTAGACCTACAACTATAAAAACTAGGATAATTGGAAATAATCACCAGATAGTCAGAATTGACGAAGAGATAACCGAAAAAATTAGTTTCGAAATCCAATCCCAAATTATTGAATTGCTTAATAAAATAATTCAGGATTTTGATGCTGTTATATTACAAGACTACGATAAGGGGATGCTAACAAGTGAGTTGGTTGCTGAGATAATTTCGATGTCCAATTTGAATGGAAAAAAGACTATAATCGATCCTAAGGACCCAGACATTTCAAAATATTCTTGCTGCACACTAATCAAACCAAACCTTTCTGAATTTAAGACAATTGCTGGCATATCATTACATAAAGATATTAGCCAAAAAGACATTGTTAAAATAGCTAAAGATAAAATAGCTGAACTTGGGATAGATTCTTTTCTGATTACAATGTCTGAAAAGGGAATGCTTTATGTAGACAGAAATCAAGACATTTATGAACCTGGATTGAAGATAGAAGTAAGCGACGTATCAGGTGCTGGGGATACTGTGAGTGCTGTTATCACGTTATGCTTAAGTGCTGATCTGGATAAAAAGGATTGTCTAAAACTAGCTAACACCTCTGGCTCTTTAGTTTGTCAAGTTTCGGGTGCTGCACAAATTACTCCAGAGATTCTATTTAACTATATTTCAAGAAAAAATCCATTGTTTAGTCTTAGTGATGGAACTCAAGTTTTTGTTTAATTTTTTTAAAACGTGGTTAGTAATTAGATTTGCTGTATGATCAAGGAACTTAGAACATTAGCAGAAGTTGAGCTTTTAACCGGTAACGGTTCCCAAAAAGAAAAACAAAGACTCATCTCTGAGAATTTGTCCGAAGAAATGCTTTACGTAATTGACGTATGCTTCAATCCTTTTATTACTACTAAACTCCATAAGCTAGAAATTGAAAAATCTAGAGGAATTATACCACCGTCTCCCTTTCCTGGATTTCAAGCTTTTAGGGATCTAGTTGAGGATTTAAAGAAAGCTCCAGCTGCAAACGATTCACTCAGACAGAGAGCTAACTTCTTAATCAACAGTTGCATTGTCGAAGATCCTAAAGAAGACTTTTCTCTCCGTGATATTTTGATGAAAATCCTAACTAAAAGGATGAATATTGGTATTGGTGCTAAACTTATAAATAAAGCTGTAGGTAGAGAATTAATCCCAGATCCATCTGTTATGCTTGCTTCTGATGATCAAAAAGAAGTATCCGGCTGGAGCAAAATCTATTGTGAGGAAAAATACGACGGGGTTCGAGTCATTGCAGTCGGTAACAGGGAAACTGGATTTCAATTTTACACCAGGGCATTTAATGAGCTTGATAAGACTAAGCTTTCTGGAATTGAATCGGAGTTAATTAAAATACTTCATTCTGCTAACGTGATATCAGACGTTTTCTTTGACGGAGAACTCACCGATCTTAATCGAAAATCAGTTTCAGGTAAAGTAACCCAGATTCTTAAAGGAACTGCTGCAAATGACATTGACAAAGAATTTATTTTTAATGTTTTTGATATAGAAAAATCTGAAGTTTTGAAGACTGGAAAGGGAACCACCCAGTTTCTTCAAAGAAGAAAGGAACTTGAATTTCTAACCGGATTTTTATCTGAACAAAGCCCAGTAAAATTAGCTCGGCAATGGGTTGTAGACTCTATGGAAGAAACACATCCAATATATGCTATGATTGTTTCTATGGGTGGTGAAGGGGTAATCCTGAAACCAGAAAATCACATATACGAATGTAAGAGAAGCAAAAACTGGGTTAAATTAAAACAAATCCAGGATTGTGATTTGGAAATTATTGGTTGGTACCCAGGAGAAGGTAAAAGAGAAGGATTTATCGGCGGATTTATTTGCACCGATGCTTCTAAAACATTAGAAGTAAAAATTGGCTCAGGATTTACTGACAAAGATTTACAAGAACTCAGTGTAAATCCAGATACATTTATCGGCAAAATTGCAGCTGTACAGTATAACGAACCCATCACGGATAAATTCGGCGGAAGAAGTTTATTTCTGCCACGTTTCATTGAGGTTCGTCACGATAAAAATCTAGCAGACGACCTTTCGAAAATGTTCTAAACGTGGAAACTTAACCCCCCTTTTTCTGTAAGATAAGAAAAGGTTTTCCATGATAGACCAATTACTTACAGAGAAATTAAGACCAAAGGAAGTTAAGCACATGATTCTCCCAAATAGGATAAGGGTCCTATTTGAGGGTAAGGGATTAAATCAGAACATTTTATTGGCTGGTTCACCCGGCTGCGGAAAGACAACATTAGCAAAGATTCTATCCAAGGATCTACCTCACATTTTTATCAACGTTTCTGATGAAAGCTCAGTAGAAACTATTAGAACAAAGATCAATGATTTTTGTTCGACCATAAGTATACTGGATGGTAAATCTTCAAAGAAGGTAGTTGTATTAGATGAGTTTGACGGTGCATCCGACCAATTCTATAAAGCTCTCCGTGGTACTGTAGAAAAGTTTGCTGGTAATACCAGATTCATTGCAACTTGTAATTGGATAAACAAAGTCCCTGAAGCTATCCAAAGTAGATTCGAAGTAATAAACTTTGATCCTATCAACCAGGAAGAGGAAGACTTTGTTAAAAACGAATGGAAGGGAAGGATCAGACTGATCCTCAATAAACTTGGAATCTCAATAGATGATTCTTCTCTGGATGAATTCGAAAAAGAATATTTTCCAGATCTAAGATCAGCACTAAATAGAATTCAGTCTTGGCAGATAGAAGGGATTGCTTCTGTTGACTCTTCTAAGATAAAAGATTCATCTTGGTCATATGAGGATTTATATCAGATGATTTTAAAATCAAAAGATCCTATTTCAAATTACCAGGTAATCGTTGGGCAATACTCAAGTAAGGTAGACGATGTTATGACTGCTTTGGGAGAGGAATTTATAAATTGGATAATAAAAAATAAGCAGGATCAGGCTAAGATTATTCCTGGTGTAGTAGTGCTAGTAGCAGAGCATCAGGCACAAAGAACCCAAGTAATTGACCCAGTGGTTTCTCTCCTCGCTTTAATATTTAAAATACAAAAACTAATAGACAACTAATGGAACTTTTATCGGAAGAAATCAGAAAAAACGGATTCATCTACCGTCTTGAAAAAAGAGGTGAGAAGGCTATGATTTATCGTCAGATTTGTCCCGAAGAAGGAGATATTGTTGGATATGAGGTTTTTAAAATAAAAGTAGACAAACCTAAAGTTGTGTTTGGAATTCAGCTCAACGAAAGGGAAATATTTCCAGGTAACGAAGACTTTGGTAAATGGGCTTGGGCAACCAGGTATATTGAAAGGGCTGAACAAAAATTTGAAAGAATTGAATCTGGTATAATTGACGAGGACCCAGAGGAGAGGGAGAAGCTCGATGAATAAAAGAGTGATAATAGTTGGAAAGGGAGGGTCTGGTAAGGATCATCTCAGAAAATCCCTATCTGAAATTGGATACAAATATTGCGTTTCCCATACTTCAAGACCTCCTAGACAAGATGAAGAAAATGGGATAGATTATTTCTTTACAAATATAGAGGAAGTTACTGACCCTGAATTTTTGGAAAGAAATTTCTATGAATGGGTTACCTTTAATGGATGGTTTTATGGAACATCTATTTCGGAATTTAGAATAAGCGACCTATTAATCATGACCCCTTCTGGGGTAAAAAAGTTAAAAGAAGAAGACAGAAAAAACTCACATATCCTTTATCTTGATATTCCTGAAGATATCAGAAGGCAGAGATTACTTCTAAGAAGAGATGCAGACGACGTCCAAAGGAGATTAGAAGCTGATCATTTGGATTTCTTAGATTTTATGGATTACGACGAACAGATTAATGACCCATTCTTTAATCTCCAGAATTTAAGTTTTTTAAAAAATAATAACCTTTGAAATGATTAACATTTTAATAGACGGAAACTATATTTTTCACAAAACATTTGGTGTTTTTGGTGGATACGGTGCAAAAGATCCTGCTGAGATTCTTAAAACAAAAGGAGAGCAGGCGATGTTTATAAGAAAAATTGCTACCGACCTATGTGCATCTTTGAAAATGCTACCAAGTGGCGGAAGACTAGTTTTTACAGCAGACAGCAGAAGTTGGAGAAAAGACGTTGAAATAGAAGACGGAGGATATAAGTCCAATAGAGTGAAAGATGAAAATGTTGATTGGTCAATTTTCTTTGATCTGATGCTTGGGTTTGGAAGACAGCTAGAAAAAATGGGATATATTTTTTCTAAAGTTGATGGAGCTGAGGGTGATGATCTTTTGTATTTTTGGGCAAATCATTTTAATAAATCTGGAGAGGATTGCATAATTATATCAGGTGATAAAGATATGCACCAGATGGCTAGATCTACTGGAGATAATTGGACAGTAGTATGGAATAGCAATTCGAAAAACAATATTATTTCTACTCCACAAGCATGGGAGGATAATTGGCTAAATTCTTCAGGACCAGTATCTATTTTTGAAATGTCTTCTGCTATGTCACCGGACAAGGATAAAATGAAAGATTTCTTAAATAAGGTTGCATTAGAAAAAATTAATCCTAGGGACTTTATCTTCAATAAAATGCTAGTTGGTGATAAGGGAGATGCAGTTCCTGGTATTTGGGAATTTGAGGCAACGCCAGGCAAAATTTCTAGACTTTCTCCAAAAAAGGCTGAGTCCATAATGGAATCCCTTGCCCAATCTAAATGGGTAAATTCTGCTTTTGCAGATCTTCTTTCTGATTCTGAATTTTTAGATTGGATTTCAGGTTACACCTTGCGTTTAATGAAAGACGTAGATAGCAAGGAGAATAGAGATAAAGTATCTAAAAATCTTTTAAGAAATTACACATTAATGTGGTTAGATGAGACCGTTATTCCTAACTGGGTAACAAGCAAAGTTCAAGACGAGATTTCAAGAGGAATTGGTTTGCCTAGAAAATCTATAACATTAGACAGAATTAAAATACTAGATGGAACTGACTGGGCAACAACACCATCAGCACCTAAAACATTTGATCCATTTGCAGATTTTAAATAGCCATGGAATTATTTGATATAGTAAAAACAATCTTCAAGTCGGACAAAGACTGGAAAAATGTGGGTAGGAATGACAAGGTGAGAAATTTCTTTATGATAAATCGCATTATGTCGATTCAATTTCCAACACAGGCAAATCAATTTAATCACACAAAAATTTTACCTAGACCTGTTGTTGATTGGTGGCATAATACTCTATCGAGACATTACAGCAAGCAACCAGCGTGGATATTTACAAGCACGAAGAAAAAAGCAAAGGTAGAAGAACAAAAACCTACTGAAGTATATGAGTATGCTGAGGAATTAGTAATGAAAAAATTTGAAATCTCTAAAAGAGAATTATCTGATATTAAAAAGTTTTTTCCGCAAAGATATCAAGAGTGGATGAAATCAATTAATGATCAATTAGGACCAGTTACAAAGAAAGACGATATATAGTTTACAAACATCCGCTATGAACAAAGATTTTCAAAAATTAATAGATAAGCTGGTACAAAGTTTAGATTGGGATTCAATCTATACAATTCATAAAGCTTTTAAATTTGGTGTAGGTGAGGGAAGCGAAGTTATCCCTGGTTTAAAAAGAAAAGTCTTCAGTGAGATCCTATCGAAGAACGACGTTAAAAATGAGCTTAAGACTTTACTAAAGTTTGTTATAGAGAACGATCTAAATAAGATGGTTTATGGACAATGGATGATTTTCTGGATTAATCAGGAATGGGATTTACTCGATGAGGAAGAAATGAGAAAAGAGATGGGAGAAGACGAGGATATCGAAATAGAATTTGTAACTGCAGAATCACGTTTAGAGGTAATCTATGCACCGCAGAGAATTTGTCTTACTGTTGATATAAACTCTGGACAGGTGCCAACTGCTACCAAGTCAGACTATTCAGCTTTGCAATCCATGTTGGATAAAGCTCTTGCTAAAGAAGATTATGAGCTAGCACAAAAATTGCAAGAAATTTTAAAGCTTACAAATAACGCTGAGCAATAAGATAAATAGTAGAAAGAAATTTTACACTTTGAAGCATCTCTTATCATTAAACGAATATTTTGACTCTGGTATTTTCGGGGATACTTATGGTTATGGAGGTGCAAATGGTATTTTCAAAGTTGCTTATAAACCATATAAGGATCTTTCTGTAACAGTAGGTCCTGATCCTAATGTTCCAAGAAATATTGAGGGATCTAAATTTCAAGTTGGTGATATAGTTGTTGGACTACCTTTAAATTCAGAAAAAAAGGTTGCTGGTATGGTTGTTAAGAACGTCAGAACAGCAGACAATAAGAATTATAGATATTTTGTCCAGGTCCACCAAAAAGGAAAAAAAGACGAAAAAGTTCTAGAATTAGTACCGGATACTGTTGAATTCGTCGATATGGGAGATAGAGGACATAGACAAGTGGTTTCTCAGTATAAATTTGATAATCTTCCTGCAGACGTTTATAATTCTAAGACGGTTTACAATAACCCGGGTCTTGGGATAGAAGCTGTCGGAGGTTAAGAAACTTTCTCCTTTTAATTCTCTAGAGATCTAGATGATCCTGAGCAAAACCCCACACAAGTTAGGGTGTGTAATTAAAGCCAACCCTACTTCAGTTAAGATTGATGTTTCCCGCTCCGAATTTGTAGAACAGATACTGATTTCTGCCGAATCCAATCACAAATTAGGGATTGAATTAAGCTGTTTTGAATTATCACAAGATTCTATTCTTTTCCCAGATTTCTGTGTAGTTGAAGAATATGAACCGGAGAATGAGTTGCTTGAAAAGCTAACCTTTTTTCTTAGAAATAGTTCCCATAGAATTTTCTTTATACTTCCACACTATTATTTCCTAGGAAGCCAAATACAAACTGTAGTTTCAGATACGTCTTCTCTTTTATATAGGATATCTTATTTTTTAGAACACCTTGGAATAAAAACACCATCGATTATAATAAGGATTGGTAGCGCTTATGGTAATAGAAAAATTACTATGTCAAGATTCAACTCCGAGATACTTAAACTTCATTCCGGAGTCAGAAAGCTTTTGTGTGTAACTAACGATGAAAAACCTAGTCTTTTTTCAGTAACAGATTTAATGTCTGGAGTTTTTTACGCCACAAAATTGCCTATATGTTTTAGGTTTCTACCCCACCAATTCAACTCTGGCGGACTCTCAGCTAGAGAAGCTTTGTTTTTAAGCTGCTCTACTTGGCAAGATGGAATAAAGCCTATCTTTATTCACGGCGAACCAGAAGAAATAGACGAGAACGGTTTAGCTTTATCAGTAGTTCCTAGTCTTTTACTAAAGCATAGAATTCCAACCTTTGGTTTAGATGTTGACGTAATACTAGATACCCCGGACTCAAAAAAAGCTTGTCTAAGATACATGGCAGAATCATATGGTCTTAAACCAATTGTGATTAATAAAATAGGTAAGTAATTTTTTATTTACGTCATAGGAGTTTATCTTTGTAAAAAGACAGATATGCCCGAATTAGCTGAATTAAAACTAACTGCTGATTTTATCAACAGAAATTCGAAAAATAAAATCTTTTATGAGGTGTGGAAAAATCCGGTCCATAAAGGAAATGCAATTAAAATTGGGTTTCCCTTTTCGATAGAAGCATTTTCAAGAGGTAAAGAATTGTTGCTACAAATAGGTTCTGCCGAGGATTTTGCAATTGAGAATAATGCCGAGTTTCTCCCTTTAAAAATGACTATGGGAATGTCTGGACATTTTCAGTGGGCACAATCCGATAATAAGCCTAAGCACACACACCTTTCTTTTGAAAGCAAAGAGGGAAGTCTCTGCTTTGTTGATGTTAGGAGATTTGGTAAATGGAGATTTGAGTGGTGGAATCCAGACAGAAGTCCAGACCCTACAAACGATTATGAATCTTTTGTAAATAATATTAAAGAAAAGGGATTAACAAGTAAGGAGTTTAAAAAGCCTATCCATGAGGTTTTAATGAATCAAAAATATTTTAACGGAATTGGAAACTATCTCAGAGCTGAAATACTTTATAGAACTGAATGTGATCCATTTATTTCTGCGGAGGATGCAATTCTTAAATATCCAGAAATTCTAAGTCTTTGCCGTGATATACCATTATTAGCTTATAACTTAGGTGGTGGTAGATTGAAGGACTGGAAAAATCCCAACGGAGAAGAGCCACCAAAAAATTGGGGTGAATTTATGAAATGCTACGCAATCAAAGGAATGGAAAAAGTATTAGATAAAAACGGTCGTACATTTTGGTATGATCCTAAATGGAAATAAAATGATAGCAAAAGAAATTTTAAAAAACTGTCTCTTTTTTGATGTTGAGACTTCAGGGTGTGCTCCCGATTACGAGACACTGCAAAAAGAAAACCCAAGATTAGCTAAATTGTTTAATAGAAGGTATAAGTACTATCTGGGAATGGCAGAATTCCAAAATGCAACTATCGATGAAGTATTTCTAAGCAAAGCTGGATTAGAACCAGAATACGCAAAAGTTGTTTGCGTTTCTTTCGGTACCATTTTTGTAGATACAGACGGAATTGAAAAACCTAGGCTTGTTTCGTTCTATGGTGAAAACGAAAAAGAAATATTGGAAAAATCTAATAAGGTTTTTTCAAATGCATCTGCGAAAGGAATGAAATTATGTGGGCATAATATAAAAGGATTTGACGTTCCTTGCTTGGGAAAGAGAATGCTTTACAATGCTATTGAGCCTTCAAAGATATTAAGTATCTGGGATAAGAAGCCTTGGGAGGTCCCATATTTAGATACCTCTGAAATTTTTGCTTTTGGATCTTGGTCTCAACAAAAATACCTCAGTCTTGATTTGCTTGCTTGTTCTCTAGGAGTTGATTCTCCAAAAGAGGATATCGACGGATCTCAAGTTCATAAAACGTTTTGGAGCAATAGAGATTTTGAAAAGATTAAAATCTATTGTGAAAAGGACGTTGAAACAGTTATGAGTGTCCTAGATAAGGTTTCGCACTAAAATTCGGATTTTAATTAGGGATTGTTTGGATATATAGTCCAAACAATTCTTTTTTGTGAACCCTGTAAAAAAATTCTCCGATTTTCTCTTTGAGAATAAAGTAGGCCCATTTTATAATGATGAGCTTAATCCAAAATTTTGGGATAAACAGATTAATAAAGACGGAGACGTTAAATATGAATTTGACCCAATAGTCAGGAAAAAGCTTTTAAAAATCTCAGATGACTTTTTCTCTAAATTCGATGAGCTGCTAGGTGGTGCAAAAATAGAAGATATCCAACTTACTGGATCTCTAGCCAATTTCAACTACACAGATTATTCTGATCTGGATGTTCACGTCCTAATAAATTTTTCTGATGTCGATGCTCCAAAGGATGTTTTGAAAGCAGCAATAGACGGAATAAGATTTATATGGAATCTTAGACACGATGTTATAATAAGAGGACATGATGTGGAACTCTATTTACAGGATGCAAAAGAACCGCACGTAGCTTCTGGACTTTTTTCCTTAAAGAATAATGAATGGATTAAAAAGCCCAAGTTTGATCCACCAACAGTAGACGAGCAAGACGTTCAGAAAAAGTTTGATGGAATTGCTTCAGATATCGACCAACTAGAATCAAAGCTATTACTTGTTAAAAACATGCCCTCTGATGCTAAGGATCTTTATAAAAGAGCAAACAAGGTAAAAGAGAAACTACAGAAAATGAGAAAAGAAGACCTTGCTAAGAACGGGGAATTTTCTGTTGGCAACCTTGCCTTTAAGAAGCTCAGGAATGAAGGATATATAGAAAAGATCATAGATATCATTTCTGGTGCATATGGTAGAATTTACTCAGAATAAAAGAAGCTAAAATGATTTTAATTTTTAAAAGAGGATCAGTCTTTAAAGGAACAATCGGTAAAGAAAAAATCGATGCTGAAGGTAACACGTTTCCCCTGATATCACTTCCTGTAAATGAAGCAGGATCACCCACCGAGCTCAACGACTTTCAATGGTGGGCTTATACTGATCAATGGAACCAGTGGTTGAAAAAAAATCCAAGGGAATGGACAGCAGAATCAGAGGAAAGTCCTGTAGATAAAGCTGAAAAAATCTGGGAAGAAATATTTAACCAGCCTAATCCATATGCTCAGTTTTTTAATTTTCAGGTTGCATCTATTTTAGAAAGGGGCAAGCTATCAACTTTTGATCAGTTTGCAAAAATGTATGAAGCTGAAGAAGCTGATGCCTCAGGGATTACAAAGAAGTTTATCAAACTTGGATATGCGATAGAATCTCTTGCTAAAGCAGGAATATTGAAAGCAGATCTTTCTTTAGATGATATAAGAGAAGGTGAGAAAATTGCTATAGTCGTAGATTTTAGAGACGAAGCGGGAAAACCAATCCCCGAAAGTAGACAGGCTTTAAGATTTGCAAAAATCAAAGACACTAGCAAGCTTACTATCGGTCTTGTAGATTACAGTATTCCTATTGGTGAAATTAAAGACGACCCAGGTTCATTACTTAAAAAGGTTGGCGAATACGCAGCAGCGGTTTTAGTTGGTGGGGTAGCAGTAGGAAGTTTAATACTCGTGGGACAAGTAGCTGGCGGATTGGCTAGCGCTTGGGCTTTAAATAAAGCGGTTAGGGGGGTTTATTCTAATTTTTCAAGATCTAGGGGTATATCTCAAGTTGTTAATAGCCCAGGAATGTGGAGCAAGGTCAAAAATTTCGGATCATCAATTTTTGGAAGAGGAGGATCTTCTTTAGCCTCTATTCCAAATGCTGCTAGAGTAGTTTTACCGTCCGGTGCTTATGTTCAAGGCGGGATTGCATACAATGCTGCAGGTACTGCCTTAAGAGGTGCAGCATCAAATTCAGTTAAAGTGGCGGCAGGAACTATGCTAGGAGGAGAAGCATCAAATCCAGTAGGATGGATAATTTTAGCTGCTACAGCTGTTGCAAGCACAGGTCAACAGCTTTATAACTGGATGAGCGACAAACAGGCCCCTAGATTTAGCGACGTAGACGATTTTGCAAAAGGAGAATTTAAGCCATCACAAATACCTGTTGGAAAACCTATTACAATTTGCTGGACAAGTGATGGTGGTGCTGGTTTTTGGGGTGGTGTATTGAAAGTTTTAACTTTAACCAAGGATGACACTAGAACAACAATGGATCTAGTAAAAATTGGTGATTTTGGGGGAAAATCAATTTTTATCCTTCTTGACGTTCACTCTAAGTCACTGGAGCAAACCCTAAAAGAGAATGACTTGATTATGCTTTCGTTCGACAATGACGTAACTTTTGAAAGAGGATGGAGAGACAATGACGATTTGGAATTCAACACTATTGCTATTCCAGATATGAAGGCATTCATGATATCAACTTCATTTGTAGGCTATTGCGGTTGGGGTGATATGCAGGAGGCATACAATAAAGCACCGGATGTGCCTTATTACGTTCCAGAAAATGCACCTAGCCAATACCAATTTAATTACAGTAATAGCAAGGGTGAAAAAATAAACGTAAGCGGAAGTCTTCTTTCTGCTGACGAGTTAGATCAGATCAACATAGAAGAGATTATGCCAATGCCCTCTTCCGAATCTACCTCTGAATCTTTTCAAGATTTTAGCAATTATAAGCTAGTTAACGAAAGTTCCAAAGTACTATCTTTCTCAGAGTTTAGCTCATCTTTAGTATTTGAAGCCGAAGAAAAAGGTGACGGTAAAAAAGAACAAGAAGAGATAGTTGACCAATGGGTAAAAGATTACACAAATGATTCAAATATTGCTAAAGGACAAGAGATACAAGCAAAAAATGCCGAAAGTCCATATGGACAAGTTTCCATGCCAGTTTACAAAGCTACTGAAATTCAATTTGTAGATCCAGCTTCTAAGGGTCAGACGCCAACGTTCAGATACTTCATAGTAGGCGACGAAAGTTTAGATGCAGAAAAAGAAGAAGCTATTAACGTTGAGGTTACTTCTGATGATCCAGTAAATGCACCAAGATATGGACTTGCGACATACGTACCACCTGCTCCGCCTGAAAAGGAAGAGGAAGAAGGAGAAGAGGGTGAAGAAGAAATAGAACCGATTAAGCCAGAGGATTTGGAAAAAGATCCAGAATTTGTAACCAGCAGAGAAGATGTGGACGTTAAGCAGAAAAAAAATTCTTTAGTTATTTCCGACACTGAAACAGAAACAGAGGAGGATGTAAACGTTCTGGAAGAATTTGTTTCAGAAGAGGATAAGAAAGAATTGGGAATAAAAGGCTGGAAAAATCTAACAAAAATGACAATTAGATACGACAGCGCAAAAAACCCGATCAAGGTAATTCTTAGAAATAAGTTTGGTGGATCCGATAAAGTTAGAAGAATCAGAAAAGGTGAAGCTGGATTTGATGCTGCGGTTAAACTCATAGATAAGGTTAAATCCGGTATAAAATACAATTGATAAAAAAACGTCAAATTTTCTCAAAATATGAGAAGATATATAGAATTAAATAAAAGATGACTGAAGGAATGGAAAAATCCACGTCTATGAACGAAAATCTGGTTTTCATCTTAGAAAAGCAATCTCACAATTTAGATGCTTCTAAGGAAAAAACTAGCTCAGGAGACAGCTATGTTCTTCAAGGTATTGCTGCACAATTCGGCAAAGAAAACAATAACAGTAGGATTTACGAAGAAGGTGAATATCTTCCTCACCTAGAGTATTTGAATGACAAGATCAAGCAAAAAAGATTGCTTGGAGAATTGGACCACCCTGAAAAATTTGACGTTTCTCTAAAAAACATTTCTCACGTTGTTGAGGATTTATTCTACGATAAAGAGGGAAGAGTCCTTAAGATTAAGGTGAGATTATTAGACACTCCAGCTGGGCAGATTGCTAAAAAGTTAGTCGATGCTGGTATACCGCTTTCTATTTCATCTAGAGCAGCAGGTAATGTTGGCTCTGATAAAAAAGTACAGATCAAAAAGATATTTACTTACGATCTAGTTGCAGACCCTGGTTTCCAAGACGCTCAATTAGAGCGTGTTTACGAAAGTGCTGGTTTTACATATTCTGAATTTTCAGAAAGGGGAAAAAACTCAATTGTTAATTCATTAGTATGCATGAATGAATCATTAGGTATTAAAAATGATTCTGGATTGATGATATATAATGTTGATAATAACGAAGAATTTGAAAAAATTTTTAAACAAGAAAAAAATAAATCCGATATTATGGAGTCGACCAAAAAAGAATTTGTAACTAGCGAAGAGCTCAATAGTTATTCGATTTTCCTTAAGAAGAAGATGGATGAACTCGAGTCTCAGATCTCTGAGATGAAAAAAACGCCATCAACCGCTTCAGAAAACAAAACCGAAGAAACATCTGAGCTTGAAGAAAGAGTTGCTCGTTTAGAAAAGTACTCCGAGTACCTAGCAGAAAATTTAGAGAATGCTATCAAGTATGGTGAATACCTCTCAGAAAATCTTGACAGTAGCATTACCTATAGTAAGTATTTGGCAGAAAATTTAGACAAAACTATTTCTTACTCAAAATATTTAGCAGAAAATGTAGATAGATCTATTTCTTATTCTGAATACGTAGCTGAAAACGTTGATAAAGCAATCGATTATTCTAAGTATCTAGCAGAAAAAGTAGACGATAACATTCAGTACACAGAGTACGTTGCAGAAAATTTAGATAAGACCATTTCTTATTCTGAATATCTTGCAGAGAATGTTGACAAGTCTATCTCTTATTCAGAGTATTTAGCAGAAAACCTTGATAAAGGAATCGCTTATTCTGAGTACATTGCAGAAAAACTCGACCAAGGTATCTCTTACACTGAGTATCTTGCAGAGAACGTAAACAAGAACATTTCTTACTCTGAGTACATAGCAGAAAGCCTTAACAAAGGTATTGCCTACTCTGATTACTTAGCAGAAAAATTAAATGGTACGATTTCTTACACCGAATCTCTTTCAGAAGGTGTAAAGGCTCCTAAAGCAAATTCACTTAACGAAAGTGCAAGGGGACAAGCAGAAATCGCTTCTAAAACCGAATTAGTAGAGTCAGGATTTGCTGGTGATTACGCATCACTCGCAAATCAGCTTGACGCTCTGATTGAATCAGTCCAAACACAAAAGACTGATGAATTAAAACAAAAGGCTGAAAGTAAATTCCAGCCTGCTGCTCAAACACAAAAAGCAGAAAAGACTTTAAATGAGAACGAAGCATCAGCTAAAGTTCAGTCATCAGGTCACAAGTTTATTGACGAAATTCCTGGGGATTATGCTCAGATTTGGGAATCTCTAAATGAAGGTCACAAGCAATCAATTATTGCACAATCAACTTTCTACAATTTAGAAACACCTTATCAGATCAAAAACTTCTGGTCAACTCGTCAACTTGGTGCTAAACCCGTTGGTCTTCAAAAACTCACTGAAAGTCAAGAAACCCCAGCCACATCTACAACTTCAGCACAACCTTACAACTCAGATTATCTGAATTGGGTAGCTAAGTCATTAGAAGGTAAATTCAAAAACTAAAAAAATATAAAAAAATGAAACTAATTAACGAAGCAGAAATCTTCGATACCTGGGCGCCTATTATTGAGCAAAAAGCAGGTATTGTTGATTCAGAAAAAAAGCAGTGGCTTTCTAAATATTGCCACTATCACTCCTTAAACGAATCAGCTGGTGCTTACCAGTCTCTGAACGTTGTAAACGGTATGGGCCCAGTTGCTCCCCCGTCATTCCCAGCATCTACACAGGCTTTATCAACCGGTGGTCTTTCTCCTAACCAGGGATTCTACAGCCAAGCTTGGCAAGGATCTGGCGACAAGTTCCCTTCACTTCTTCCTTTGGCTATTCAGGTAGCTGCGAAGACTGTAGGTTTCGACATCGTACCAGTTATTCCTATGTCAGGTCCTTCAGGCGTATTGTCATACCTTGACTACGTTTACGCTGGCGGTAAAGTTAGCCCAAATAACGTTGGAACAACTTCAGCTGATGCTTTGGCTGCAGCTCCAACCATGATCAAATTGCAGATCACTTCTTATGCAGCTGGATATCCTGATTCATTTGCAGTTGGTACTACATATTTCATCACAAACGCTACATCAGCAAGTGCTTACTTGACTACCAAATTTGTTGGTCTTTCAAGAATTGACGGATTCCCAATCTTCGAAATAACTGACGTAACTGCTGGTGAGTCAGTAGCTTCAGTAGTAAATGGTGGTGCCACCAAAGTTGGTACTGCTGCAGACGGTTCACAAGTTGGTACTACTACCGCTTCTGCATCTTTGGTAAAAGCTCTTGAAGATCACATCCAAGGTTTCTCTGGTGCTGGTTTCTATGACAACCAAAACTGGCAAGGTCCTTTCGTAGATGGTACCAAGACTTACAACCCAATGCTTAGAAGTGTAGGTGAAGAAAACTACTACAACTTGATGGGTCTTTCGACTTTCACTAAGTTCGTAGAAGCTGACACTTTCCAAGTAGCTGCTTCAGTAACAACTGAACAAATTCAGGATCTTAATAAGCAATTCGGTATCGACGTAATCTCTATGATCGAGAACGCTTTGGTTAACGAGGTTTCTCAAGCTATCAACAAGCACATTCTTGCTAGAGGTTTTGCTCTTGGTTGGTCTAATAACAACGCTTTCTTAACAACCGAAGGACAAAACTTAAACCTTAACCTTGTAATCGGTGGTACTGCTGGTTCTTACACCATCCCATCTTACTTAGGTAAAGACGATCAGCCTATTACAATAGCTGGTACTGCTGGTCCTGCTAGCTCAACCTACGAGAACTTGTCAACTTTACAAAGAAGACTATTCTCTAGAATTCTTGCAGCTGCTAACGTAGTAGCTAACAGAGGAAGAAGAGGTCCTGCTAACTTCATCATCACTAACGCCAACATGGCGACTTCGATGCAAGATATCAGTCAATTCACTTTCGCACCATTCACTAACACACTTACTCAAAACAACGGAACACTTTACCCAGTAGGTTCTCTTGCAGGTATGACAGTTTATGTAGATCAGAACATGAGATACAGCGACAACAGAATCCTAGTAGGTAGAAAAGGTGGTGATGACGAACCAGGTTTGAAATTCATGCCTTACATGATGGCAGAATCAATCCAGACTATTTCTGAAGGAACAATGTCTCCTAAGATCGCAGTTAAGTCTCGTTACGCTCTAGTAGAAGCTGGTTTCCACCCAGAAACTATGTATTTCTGCTTTAACGTTAACGTACCAGCTGGTGGTTTAAACTAATAATTTAAACTAGTTAACTTTAAAAACCCCAAGCTTCGGCTTGGGGTTTTTTATGTTTTATTATTTCGCAAGACGATATATAGTAAAAAGTAAATCTTCGGATAGTTTATAAACTATGAGCAAAATTTTTAAATTTGAACAATATTTAGAGGAAAGAGACTATTTTTCTCCAATTGGCGAAGAATTGGCGGAAATGGTATGTACGTGGGAATCTGAAAAATCCATCAATGAGGGATTATTTGATACCATTAAGAATAAGTTGTCCAAAAGTATACTTGGTGATTTTTCTAAAGTTTCTGTAATAGATACAATCAGGAATGGAAACCTTGAAATAGAAAAGGATCTCGTTGCTAAAAAATACGAATACAGCGATAAGCTGGACGCTTTAGAATTAAAATTAGCTGAGGTTAGAAGAAGTGGAAATAGGGCAGCAATTTTGGCTGTCGAAAATGAAATTTCCAAAAAGAAAGAAGAATATAGGGCTTACACTAAAAGCAGAAAAATTCAGATGGAGAAGGGATTATCACTTCTTTCTAAAGCAATCGACAAGAATAAAAGGAGAAAAGAATATTACGAAGCTGGTAAAGCTGAGGACGAGCTAAATCTTGCTAATTACGAATATGATATGGCAAAAAAGAAATCTAACTCATCTAAGGAAATAGACAGATTAAAAAGATCACTCGATAAAGCTAGAACTGATGCTGAAAGCCTTATCCAGAGATTTCAGAATCAAGTTTCTTCTACCCCCCAATTTATAGATATAGAAATCAAGGATCTTTCCGATCCTGGTGCTATCAAGAAAAAGCTTTCATCTAAGAGACCTTCGGATTTAATTGATCTCAAGAAAAAAACTGAGAAAAATATAGAGGACAAAAAAGAAGAGCTTAAAAAAAATCTCCAAGAGCTATCAGATAAAATTGAAAAATTGAATAAATCGGGTCTTAGTGTAAGAAGCTCTGTTCTTTCCGATAAAGAGAAAGAAGCAACAGAAATAGCTAACGAAATTGACGCCGAGACAAATCTTTTAAATCTTTATAATGGAGTAGGTAATACTAAACAAGAAATACAGAAGAAAATGAATGACTCATCAGATCTTAATTCTCTATTTAGTAAAATAAACAACGCCGTAAAAGATGCTAAGGATGATACTTCTGGATATACAAAAGATATTCTATTGGCATTTTCAGATCCTACAGTAAAGAACCTCAATCAAACTATTAAAAAAATTAAATAAGATGCTGTATAATTTTAAGCAATGGCAAAATGAACTTGCCTTAAACGAATCTAAATCTATAGATAATATCATGAATTGGCTTAGTACCAATTTTGGTGGTTCCGTTTCCAAGATTGATACTTTATTGGCAGGTATTCTTTCTGTAGAGGAGGATTATATGAAAGAATGGAACGAGATCCAAACCGAAATAGATTCTCTAGAGGTACAAAAAGCACAAATTAAAAGCGATCCAGCAGAAGCTAAAAAATTAGAAAGAATGATTTCAAGAAACCAAAAGCTTCTCGATGCACTTTCTAAAAAGCGTAGATCTGCTATAGATGCTATTGAAAAAAAAGTTGAGGACGCAACTAAAGGAAAGCAGAGACTAATTTCGTATTGGAATATGAAAAAGTCTGAGGCTGAATCTGATGTTGCTGAAAAGCTCTATAAGATGGCAAAGAATCTTACGGATTCTTCGATTGCTGATGAACTATATGACAAGTATAAAGATGCAGCTTTAATGGCTAAGAAAAAAGACGATCAATTCAGATCTAAATTTGGTGATCTAAAACTTTCATCTCCTTCAACAATAGAGACAGGAGATGAAAAAATAACAAAAACTAGCACTTTCTCCTTGGATCCAATTTTAGCTATGAACGCAGTACAATTTACCAAATACGTTCAGGGATTGGAAAAAAATTCAGTTAAAGAATTAATAAGATTCATGATGACCGAAAGGAATGAAAGATATGCAACCCTTGATACCGAAAGAGATAGACTAGAAGCTCAGGCTGATAAGAAAGGAATTTCTTCAGCTGATGTAAAAGCAAGTCTAAAGGATTTGCGAGAAACATTAATGGAGCAGATAAGAGATCTAAGAACTAAAATAACAATTGCTAGAAGATATGCTTAATTTAATTAAAGGACTCCGTGATTTCAACATTAACGAGGGTGTAAATGAAGATCTGATTGCTGCAAAAAAACTTGTTAATGATAAGCTAGTAGAAATTGGGGGTGAGATTGCTAATGAAAAAAAGCAGACCGAGATACCAAATAAAATTGCAAGTATCAGAAAACAAGCATCATTATATGCACAGATGCCAGCTCTTATGAATAAATTGGCAGATTCAATAGATGCTAAAGAAAAGTCAGGAGATAGCACAAACATTTATTAAGAACTATGAAAAATTATTTTGGTAACAACCCAATTGCAAGACAAATAGCTTTAGAGACATTTAAATTAAATGAGAATGCTTCTGTTGATAGTTTGCTAAGAAGAGCGACAGAGGTTACGCTTGATACTTTTAAAAAGTTAATCTTCGATCTTGCAGAAAAATCGGATAGAAATCCGGACACCCTCCGACTTAAATTAACTGATGTTGGATCATCAAAGACTATAAAAAATCTAGTTGCAAAAATTAAAGATTATGCAGACGAGGCAAGTCTTTCTGATTCTAAATACGCAGAGGTAAAGCAAATGTATTTAAGTGCGTTGGGTCAAATAGCCGATGCTTTAAAAAGACTAGTAGAGGTAGATCCTAAACTGGGTGAGATGGCGATTGATAATTTTCAGGATCTTTCTACTAAGCTTGTAAAATCCTTAGAAGAAATAGCTTCTTCTTATGCTAGTAAAATGAATGATTCTATAGAATTCGAAGGTGAACAGATCAACGAATCTATTTTTACTGGATATAAGGGAAGAATAGAAAAACTAAGAAAAAAACTGGTTAATCTTATTTCAGATTCTAAAGGCAAAGATACAAAATCCGGTTACGGAAGAGATTGGCAAAGAATGTTTAATGCTCTAGATCAAAAATTAGACGCAATAGATACAGCTAAAGATGTCATTGGGGATAAAGATAGAAAAAATCTATCAGAACTTGAAAAACAGAGTGACAGCTTAGCACAGGAGTATTATAATTACAAGATTAAAGCAACTGAGCAGGTAATGAAAAAAATCGTTGATGACGATGAACTTATTACTAAATTTTCAGACGTGAATGATTTAATAACAGCTGCCCTTGATATGATAGCTAAAGCTAATGTTCAAGAAGCAATCATTGAAACTAGAATCAGAGAGGAATTAGAAGAGGCTGAGGCAAAGATTAATGAAAAGGTATTCCCGATTAAAAAAGGAGCAGAGGACACTGATCTTAAATACAAAAAGTCAGGTCTTATTGCTGCTGTCCAGAAGTCGTTGATGGACGCATTCCCTTCAATTGCAAAGCTTCTCTCAGCAAGAGGAGGAGCGGATGGAAAATATGGAGACAGAACAACGGTAGCTATAAAAGCTATGCAGGCTGCTTTTGGTAATAAGAATGTTAGCGGTGATTTAGATAAAACATTGCTTGATACGATACTTTCGTTGGATCAAGTTTCATCTGAAAATAAAAAGGCTATCAACCAGAGTATTGAAAAGCTTAAAAAAGCTTATGCTGTTTCTGAAAATTCTAAAGTTTTAAGTTCCCTTGAATTCATGAAAATGAACGAGGCATCATTATATTTGAATGACGAAGACCTCCAGAAAGAAATAGAAAAACACTCAGAAGATATTGCAAATTCTCCTGATACCAATTCAGCACCAGGAAAAGTATCTACATCCGATTCTGAGCTTGCTAAGGATTTAGCAAAAGCTCTTCGTAAAAATGGATATAACAAAAATGCAGAGGAAGATAACTTTGTTAGAGAAGACGGCACATTTAAAGCATCATATCCAGTAGATTACGTACAAGCATGGTACGACACTATTATTGCTAACGAGGGTGCAGAAAAGATACCTGCTTTTTTCTTGTTACAGAACGAGGATGATGAAGTAGGAGGTTTATATCCTACAAGAAGACTTGCTGGTAATTCTAAAAAGCCTTGTAACTGGCCAAAATGGATGGAGATCTCCAAATCGGATTCAGAATCAGACGTTAACTCATTTGCTAATTGGTATACAAGTACTTTCTCCAATTTCGGTGGCGTAACAGATTCGAAAAGATTGGATACCTTGAAAAATATTTTGGCATTCCACGCAGATGCAGAAAACGTTGACGAGGCACCAGCAGGACTTTCTAATGAGGTTTCAAGATTGGTATCATCTTACGATGAAGTGAGGGATTCGTTAAGATCTGGAAAGTCCGAAGGAAAAGATAATGCTTATGAATATTTTAATCGCGGGTACATAACATCTGAAACCATGAAAATAGTTTGTGATGCTGCTAAAAAGGCTGCTCAGGTTGGTGATAAAGATCCGGACCTTGGGGAATACGATTTTATGCTTATTGCTAATCTTATAGCACTTGTTGCTAGCTGCATTACATACGATAATAAAACTAAAAAGTTTGTACCAGCAATAGATGTATTACTTAAAGACGCTTTAAATCCTGAAGTTTTATCAAGGGTGGAAAGCGATAGGAGTTTTACCACAGGTAAGAGAAAACACAAAATGGCAAAACTTGTAAGCGGAAACGGTATTGAGATAGGTGAAAAAGAATATGATGCTAAAAAAGTAATGGGTGATAATTTAAAAAGAGCTAAAGACGTTCATAAGAAATTGGTTGACCAACATGCTTCAAGAATGAACATGAAGACAATAGATGATCTTTCTTCATCTGCTAAATCAATGGTTTATGTAGTTCCAGAATAATTATTTTTCTAATATAAAAATGGATCACTTTACGGTGTTCCATTTTTTTTGTGCGTGGGTTTTTAGTACTTTTGATGCATAATAAAAATCCAATATGAAAAATAACATTCTTTTATTGATCTCATTATCTTTAATTTTTGCTTCGTGCTCTAAATTAGAACAGGTAGAAGTTTCAGATAACAGCACCACTGGTCATCTTGATGCTTTTATTAAAAAATCAAATAATGCTAGTGAAGAAATAAAAAGTTCTGGAGTAGATATTGAAAATACAACAAAACTAGCATTAGCTATGGAGCAATTTAAAAATTCTCACCCCGATGAATACAAAGCAATCGAAGGGGAAACAAACGGATGGGAGATTGCTAAAAAATTGAAACGTAGCAAGGCTTTCGCTGGAATTTCTTCTGATTACGGACTTGATATTAAATCTATACATTACATAGAAAGAGAAGGTATTTAAATGAGTAGATCAAGATTGTATTTTTTATCACTATGTACGGAAGGATTCCCACACGATGAAGGATATGATATTACAAAATCTGCTCATGAAATTAAAAAATATCTAAGTCCATACTTCGAAGAAATATTTATCTATACCCCTAGGACACTTAAAGAAATCCCAGGATCTGAAAATTTTTGCAATCCGCAGGAAGGAGAGTTTCCTCTGAACCCAGGTTTGAATAAACTGGGGTGCGGCGATTTTAAATCGTTTCTTATCGATTACACACTATCTAACATTCCTGAAGATTCGGTCTTAATATACCACGACTGTAATTTTGAGAAGTATGTTCAGTACTGGCAAACAGATTGGAGAAATCTTTCCGAGATCTGTAATTTTTTTATTGATAACAACGGAGGAAATTTATTTATACCATTTGAGTCTTCGTCAGACGCTGTCATAGTTTCAAAGGTAAAGTTCCACGGTAAAAGATTTACAACTAAGGTTATTGTACCTGATGATACGGAAAGAGCTTTAGTAGAGGACTGCCACGAGCTTGCATCGAGTAGAATGATAATTAGAAATACCCCAGTATCAAGACAGTTTTTTAAGGACTATAAGGATTTATGTGAAGATAAAGATTTGCTGAAGAAATGGCCGAATCCAAACCCTCATCCAGAATACACACACTCTTGTCCTGAGCAGCACATTATGAATTGTCTGGCTTATAAGTATGTGTTGGATGGAAAATTACCTCCGGATTTTCCTAAATACCAACTTAATAATAGAAGACTCAGATTAGATCCGTATTTACGAGTAATTTATAACGATGATCTTATAAGATATGTCCAAAATAGTAAACTGAAATAAATAGCTAAAAACTTGAAGCATGATTACAATATTTGAAGGTCCCAGGAATTCGGGTAAAACATTTTTAGCAAATAGATTTGCCGACATGAACAAATCAAAAATATTTAAGTTTGATTTCGTTGGATGGTTTAATGAATTGAAGCTTTTAGATAATTCTGAATCTACTCATTTATTTGCGCTGGGCAAAGAAGCTATGCTCTTGCAATTGAATAAAGAGAATATGCTTCCTGATTTTGTTTTAGATAGAGGATTTTTAACAGTTCTTACATGGGGAGTTTTATCTGGGAGGATAACAGAAGAAAAAGCACAAGGCCATCTCAGAATACTAGCTGAAAAGGGTCTTTTGAAAAATTGCAGAATCGTTTATGTAATAGGCAATAATCCAAATACCGACCCAAGAGGTAAAGATTTTTGGGATCATAGGGATGGAACAGGTGAAGAACAAGGTATCATGGAGAATTTGAGAGATTATATTTCAAATCAGCCATATAATGTAGAAACTACTACTGTATTTAATTCTTTTGATAATTCAGTAAACCACCAGCTAGAAAAAATTTAATATGTGCGGCATACTTTTAACAAACGACGGATCGGAAAATGTAATTAATTCTATCCAACACAGAGGAATAGAAAAAACTGTTATAGAGAAGAATGGTATTTTTCTTTGTCATCACAGATTACCAATTCAAACTTCAGATGGTGATGACTGGAATCAACCCAAAGAACTTTCACCTGGGGTATTCCTTATGTTTAATGGGGAAATCTTTAATTATGACAAGGACATCTATGGTTCAGATATCGAATATCTATGTTCAATATTTAGCATGTACAAAGGGGGATCTTTCCAGATGTTTTGTGCTATGTTTTTACCTAGGATCCAGACATGGGATGGATTTTGGTCTATTGTTATCTATGATGCAAACAATAAAGAGGTAATAGCATTCACAGATCCACTCGGAAAAAAATGTCTGTACTATAATAATGACGGTGAAATTTCTTCAGAGATAAAAAGCTTATACCATTCACAGAGTACAATCGATCATCATTTTATTAGTACAGTGAGAAAATGGGGTTACGTTACAAACAACTCAACCCCTTTCGAGGATGTAAAAAGATTCCTGCCAAATAACATTTATCATTACACTCTAGATAACCCGGATTTTAAAACTACCTATCCAAAATATTACAAGGGATTTGACCATCCGATCGAGGAGCTAAAAGGATGCAGCTACGAAGAACATTTAGAATGGCTTTGGAATAAAATGTTCGAGTCTGTCCAGAATAGGCTTGTTTCTAAAAATTATCCAATCTCTCTTCTTGTATCCGGCGGATTAGATTCATCTATAATTGCTGCTATTCTTGCAGAGCTTAAAGCGGACGTAAGGTGGTTTAGTATAGAGAACGGGGAGAAAGAATACATCGATATTTTATCAAAGCATTTGGACAAAGGTGTAACCTTCCTAGATTATTCAATGGATGATTCTTTGCTCAAAGAGATCTATCAAATCTGGAATGAAGGACCAATTGATCTAGGATCTGTTATTCCACAGTTTCATTTATTTGAAGCAGTAAAGAAATTCGGAGGTTATCGCATCGTTTTAAGCGGGGATGGAGCGGATGAACTTTTTGGGGGATATAGCAGAATCAATGAATACGATTCCCAAAAATCAGATACCTTTGACGAGCTTTCTTTTTATCATTTACCCCGTCTGGACAAGATGTCAATGGCTCACACACTGGAGCTGAGAAGTCCTTTCTTAAATCTGGATATCGTGAGGTTTGCTTTACATCTTCCTTTGGATTGGAGAAAGGGAAAGCAAATATTGAAAGATACTTTTTCACCATTATTACCCCCCGAGGTAGTTAATAGAAAAAAAGAAGCTTTGAAAAATCCTAAGATTAAAGAGGATAAACTTGCATACAGACAGCATGCAGTAGATCTATTCCTAGATCTTTAATATCTAAAACAAAGGAAGATATATAGTTTAAAATTATTCCATTGTAATGGTTAAAAGTTTTAGTGAATTTATAAATAAACCGGTAAACGAAGCGGACCTTTTTTCGTGGGATACCGTTACTTCTCTTTTTGGTAAGGGATTAGACGCAGTTTCTGATGTTGTAAAGGGAAAAGTAATTGCAGTACTTCTTTCAAAATTGGGTATTAAAGAAGGATCAATTTTCGAAAAGCTTGTTGAAAACTTTGTTGAAACAATCCCAGTTGGTGATTACTATTCCCTGGTTTTTAAAGGTAAAGCAAGTGCCCCTTATTTGGCACCAAAAGCAGCACAAGCAACTATGGAATTTTTGCAAGAAAAAGGTTTAGATGGAATGGCTCAAGCTTTGGGTATTGATGAAAAAGGTTTAATATTTAGGACTGTTTCAGAAATGATATCTAACGAAACAACTAAGGGTACTTTCAGCAAAACACTGGAACAATTTTATCTTGAAATCTTTGGAGGTATAGAACCAACATCGGTTGAGCAATTTAAGAAAGATTTATCTTCTCAAGAAAAAACTCAGATTATGACCAGCTTAGAACAGACTGCAAAATCCCAAGGAACAGATTTAAAAGATCCAGACGCAAAGCAGGGTATGTTCGATGCTTTTTTCGGTAATCTTGCAACTGCATCTAATGCAAATGCAGCCCAATCATCAACAACCTCAGGCGATCTTTTCGCTAACTTAACAGGAAAATAAAATATAGAATATGAATATCAACGATGTTTCAAAAAGAGAAATCCTAGACTTTAAAGAATTCTTAGGAAAAGTTATGGATAATAACTATAAGCCTCTTGCTCCTGAAAACCAAAAAGATAGCTTCGATAGAACTGGATTACATTTCATTAAAAGAGAGCCAGCATACGATTATGTTGGATATGCAAATGCAGTGTTTAGCCCAGATAAAGCAGGTATTGACGTACCTGGATACAACGCAACTGATGGAAGAGATTATGTTAACGCTATTGGTGGTGTTGGGATTGTACAAAAAATTACCAACGCATTAAAAGCAAATGAATCTGTAGAAACAGATTCTAATCTTAAGAGATTAAAAGATTTCTAAATAATTTACTTTTTCAGAAAGGACAAGTTTGAAACTTGTCCTTTTTTGTGCGATATAAAATCTAAATACTGTCATGCACAAAATAAAGCTTGTCCACATTCTAACAGAAATAGATACTCCTAGAGAAAAATCCTCCATAGATTCAGTTTCTCCGGTTTCAAATTATGGTGTTGAATATATCCAGCAAATAAACGTAAGATACAAAGGAGATGATTGGAAATCAACCCCTGCTATTAGCCAAAGTGAATTTACTAATCATGGACCTGGCCACTATGGAGCATTTCAATCCTTCAAGAAAGCTATGCTTGAAAATTTTACGGAAGACATCGATGCTCTTGTTTTGTGTGAGTGTGATTGTATTATAGAAACCCCGATAGATTTTTTCGTAGACAAACTAAACCGGGGCATCAGTTTTTGCAAAGACAACGAAATAGAATATCTTTCATTGGGATCGAGATATGTAAATGGTTTTTTACAGTCCCCAGAACTAGATGAAGCATGGGATTACCCGGACTTTTATATCACAAATAAAATAATTCTTGCCCATTGTGTGGTTCTACCCCAGTCATCAAGAAATTTCATATTTGAAGCATTAGAAAAATATTCTTGGGATAGTCCTGATATCTGGTTCAACAATATCTTTTGGAGAGATGACAGATGTAGATTTGGAATCATAAAAGAAAGGTTAGCACATCAGCATGAGGGTATTTCTCTTATTGACAACGAGTGGAAAGAATCTCAGTAAAGGCTGTCGTTTTGAGTCTCTGGTTTTTCCATTTCTCTAACGAAAAGCTCTTTTGCTACTTTAATGATAACTGAATCCTTATTAAAATCCTCTTCTATTTCCATTACTATTGTTCTTGGGCAATCTTTTAAGTTTAGTCCAATAGATTGAATAACCTCGTGAATTAAAAATTCATACGAGAGGGAATAGAAATTATTAAGGAGATTTACTTTTTTCATCAGTACACCCTTAGATCCTCCAAAACTCCACCAGTATGAGTAAACCTCATCTGTTGCCATGTTTCTTAAAAAAAGAATCCCGTAATTATTATTTTCTTGAGTACCCGGTATTTCGAAAGATCTAATTCTTTGCTCCATATTTTTCCAAATAGATGCACCTAGATCAGCATATCTATAAAGACTTGCAAGAGAAATCTCTACTATTTCCTCCAACTCTGATATCTCATCCTCAGTAAAAAGGCACGTTTCGTAATACTCAACTACAGCCTTTTCTCTTCTGGTAAGATTTTTAGCGATAACTTCAGTTTCTTCAAGTAATAGCTTCATCAAAGTCAATTCCCTAATCATAGAGAATATTTTCTTAATTGGTAAGTAGATGTTGTCTTTTTGTATATCATCGTTTACACTTTTTAAAAAGTCTAACAGAAGATACTGTTTGTGCTCCGAATCAATTGGATGGTGGAGAAACCATGTTGTTTTTAAATCTTTCATGGCTGATATTTTTTTTGTTCTTCTTATATATTAACCAAAAAAGAAAAGACCAAAGAGATTTTAATATCCTCTTTTTAATTTCGATATATAATACATAAAAAAAGTGTCCCCAAAGAATGACATCTAGAATACAAGATTATGGAGCCTTCAGCGTACAGAAGAAAAAATTAGTTTCTTCTGAATATTCATTTACCTCTGAAGTAGGATTTTTGGATATTAACATAACAAATAGACCTCCTGAGCTATCTGATATAGATGACATAAGATGCGAGGTTGAATATGATGCTTCTATAGATAGGAAAAAATCGGGAATTGAAGATATTAGATTTAAAGTAAAATTAATAGAGCTTGAGATTAAGGTTGATGATTATCCCAATGAACCTAAAGAATTTGAATTTGATGTATTCCCAGGAGGTAACATTGATCAAAATAGTGTGATTATTAAAAAGATGGAAAAGCTTATACCTACTTCTCCCACTATGTTAAACATTGATATGAGAAAATCTATGAATGTTTCCGATTTTAAAATCGAGGTATATTTTGGAAATGACTGATAATTGCCATATGGTTTTAAATTTCACCGGTTTTAATCTATTGAATGAGTCACATACTTTTGGAAAGAAAAATTTAGGTATAATCGGTCCTTTAGCAAATTGGTCCATGAAGATCCAAGCTTATCCAGAGCCAAATAACGGTATGATAGGATATGCAATCGATGAGGATGAAGTAGAACTTTTTCACGGGGATAAAAAAATAAGAATCCCCTCAAATTCGTGTGAGGTCCACGAAAAACCTGAGTATTCTGTTATTGAGATAAAACCACATACCAGGTGGATAGATTCTATCAGTTCAAGAGAACAGCTAGAGGATTTCATTGAGGAATACATCAACATAAGAACTGGAGAAGAAAAAGATGCTATATCGAACGTATCTGATGATATCGAAATAGTTCTCGAAATGCTCGGTTTAAACGGGAAGGTAAAAAGCTGCAATTGTGTTAATGATAATTTTTACGAGGCTAATCTTGATAACGGTATGCAAATCGAATTAAGAAAAAGTCAAGACAATGACCTTTTCAGGAATTTTAAAATATACAAAGACTCCTTGTCTAAATATCCCGATGTGAAAATTAAAAGATCAGGGGTAGGAAAGGTCTGCGAATTCAGAACAAAAATGGGTGAATTTTCAGAAACCGGCGACTCGATAAGGGATTTACTAAAACAACCTTGCACAAACTATCTAATACACTTTTCATTAGATATGCCTAAGGAGGAAGCAAGTAACCAGCTTCTTTCCCATTATAAAAATCTCTTAAAACACCACGAATTTAAAAATGAGAGTTCATCTTACAATGCTTCTAAACACGAGATGGAGAAAAAAGAGATTAATAGGATTAAGCAAATACTTCGAAACAGTGTTTCTGAAGAGGATTTGGAAAAGATCTATAACGAGTTCCGCAATTCTAAATAAATCGGAACTTTCCATTTTTTATCTTATATAATCTCCAAAGATGGTTTATAGTGCCAAAGTTGTATATTATTTAGATTTTTTTATTTGCTAATTGATATGAGCTGGCTTAGAAAACTGTTTAATAAAGGAAAAAAAATGAGCTTAAAAGATAAAAGTTATGACGAATTAGTAGAATTCCTCCATAACAAAGACTTTCAATGGTTAAAGGGTGACCAGATGGGAAATATTGAAAAGTATAAAGCGGTGGAAGCAGATAGCGGTACCGGAATGACTTTTGTAAGTTTCCAATCTGGCGGAAGAATGAATGTTGAACTTTTGAATGAATATCTTGATGTTTTTCCTGCTAGCAAAACCGACTATGGGCTTCAGCAGGATGTACCCGCTCCTAAACAAATTCCACAACAGATTCAGCACGAGACCCAATTAAAATCTTTACCTAAGAACGCTGTCTCTTCTGTAGAGCTTGAAGATTCCCCGATATATACATTGCTTAAAAAGCAAAAACCAAATTGGGTTGCAGTGAATATTTCTTTAAAACTTAACTTACCTACAAAGAATCTTTATGGGATTTTAACCTCGTCTTTCGATGAAGCAGAGAATGAAGTTATCAATTACGTTACCGAAGGAATAGACATAGAGGACATAAGATCTGCTTTAAGCGAATCAATTTTATCTTATTATGACAAGAAAAAAACCAATATGGTAAATACTGAAAAACATAATCATATAGATTCTGATGGAGAATAAAACATTTTTCGAAAACGATTCTTTCAAAGTAGTTGAAAGAGAAGGTATGCTAGGAATAGTCCCGCTTTTTACAAATGTGGTTGTAATGCCATTTCTATCGGACCAACAAGGCTTACCCCTCTCTATTGGGGTTTTAAAAGAACCAAACCCATTTAGGGATGGAGGCATTTCAATTAGTTTAATTACCGGAACATCTGATGAAGATGATCCTGATCTACTTTCTACTGCAAAGAGAGAATTGATGGAAGAGAGTGGATTTGATGTTCAGGATAATGCAAGATGGTATTTCTTAGGGTCCGTTACATCTTCTAAATTTGTTGATCATGAGCAACCCTGTTTTGCCGTTGACGTGACCGGGATAGAAAAGGGTGAACCTCAACCTGATGGAACTAAAAAGGAACAGAATATGGAATTTAAGTTTATCTCAGCTAATGACGTTGTCAAAGCGAAGGATGTTTTTATCCCTGGATTATTCTTAAAGCTTTTCAAATACGTATTAGGAATAGACATTCAAGGACAAGAGCAGGAATTTAATTTAGGTAAGGACAAAGGATTTAATTTTTCTATTTAATATGAGCAGCCAATTAAGACGACAAAGAAGAGCAATAGCAAAACAGATGGGATATCTCGGAAGAAAAGAAACATTTTCAGAATTGCTTGAGAGAACAAAAAGATCCGGTGATTTCGGTAAACAACTGCACACATTACATTTAGAAAAAGTGATGAACGAACAGCTTGAAACAGAAAGAACCAAAAAAATATTTAAGGAGGAAGCTGAAATTGAGCTAGCAAAATTTGGGTCCCATGAGGAAGAACCTAATATTAAGCTTAATAGTGAAGCTTTTACTTTTTTGAGTGATATAAAAGCATCGGGACCGGAAGCAAGCTCTTTAGGTCTTGAACAGGAAAATAATAATGTCTGATTGCTTGCAAGAAGTAAGATTCGTCTTAACGCGGTGCTCAGTTAAAGAGGCAAAAAAGAAATTTTGCTCTGATGCAGATTTCTATATTGTTGATATCGGCAAGATAATTCGGGATTTAGGCTACGACACTTCTTTCTTGTCAAGAGAATCCGAATTTATAATAAATTACTCCGTTCAGAAGAAAATTTTACAGGGAATATATAGTACGAGATGCAGTGATATCTTAGTTGTGTACAAAAACATATCCGATGACTTTGTCGATAACCTTAAAGAGTTTCTCGACAGTCAAGCTGAAGATGGTTTAGGCTATGCAATAGAGATATTATAAAAAATATCGTACCATAAATGCCAGGAAGCCAATTTCAAGGAACAAATACACCTACCCCGGGAAATCTTTTTTCAGTACCAGATATACTATTAAACCCAACTCTAAAAGAAAATTTATTTGGGTCTAGAGAAGCTAGTCAGCAGGAGATATCCTCGGATATAACTTCCAGGTATTCAAACTTAGGAAGTGCAAATCCCTTAAAGGGACCAACAGCTAGATCATTATTTTATAATGCTGCGAACTTATTTGGGGACGATGCTAAGTATGGGCAGTTCCTTTTTTATTCTTTTTCTAATAACCAAAATACATTTAGACAAGAATATTATCAATCTGAACAAACCCAATTTAACCCCTCTATTTCCTCTGTATCATCTAAAAATCCATCTGCGGGTGCTCTAGTTAGAGAATCGAATAATAACCTGACTGCTGTAGATGTACGAGGTAATGATACTAATACTGGAAACAATACGACAGGTAATCCCAGTAAAATATTAGGTGGAGCATCTGCTCCTTATTATTGGAGGGATTTTTTATACTGTAAGTATTACGGAGCTATCCCAAATAATTACATGATTACCTTGAGAAGATTTCCTGCCCCTATGCGAGATAATCTTTCAATACCTACTCAATTATTACAAAGTAACCTTTACAAGAGTAAAGGAGCAGGAAGACCTGTTGCACAGGCAATTACCTGGTGGGGATCTGATACTGGGAATACTTTAAATGATGTTATTTCTTTTACTACTGGATTGAATTGGGAAACTAAATCCCAAGCTGAAATAGCAAATGTTGAGGGATTCGATCAGGGATTTTTCAAAACTGTTTTAGGAAGAGCGTTCGGTACAGCTGCTGGAGCTATAGGTGGAGCTGGTGTTTTAGGTGCATTAGGAGATGTGGCATCGATTGTTATATCTTCTACAGATAGCGGAAGATCTGCAATAACAGACCCAAAGATAAACCAAGCTTTACGCGATAAATTTTCTACGAACAATGGTCCATTATCAGATTTTATTTTCAACCCGGTAGATACTGTAGATTCTACATATTTTAGAGCTAGGGGTTTAAGTTTTGATGATACTCCAATTACTTTAAAATTCCACTATGAGCTTGCTTCTTTGGGTGAGGTTAATACTAAAGCTGCCATGGTAGATATAATTGGTAATCTTTTGGCCCTTGGTACAAACTATGGAAATTTCTTAACTCCTGACGTTAGATATGATAATGGATTTCCCGCTATTGGATTTCCCGGTGGGGATCCGGGTTTATTGAAATTTTATTCAGACCCATTGGAATGGACTAAAACTGCTATTAAATACTTAGCCGATCCAAATGGAACAACAGACGGAAATCCACAAGCAGAAGAGTTTAGAAGAGCACAAACAGAAATAAACCAATCAGTTCAACAATTGGAAAGTGTAATAAAGCAGATAACTTCTGAGGGAGGCGATTTAGAAAGCTTAGCTAAAGAACTTGATGGACCGTTGGGTAATGTTCTTGCATTTGCACTTGCTGACGATCTGATAGATAAAATTGCAGTCCCTCTATCGTTAAAAACCGGAGCACCTGTAGGTGAATGGCACCTTGTGGTTGGAAATCCTATGAATCCAATTGCTATGATAGGTAATCTTATTTGTAAAGGAGTACAAATAGAATTTGGTGAGGTTTTGGGTCCTGATGATTTTCCTACCGAAGTAATGGCAACATTTACGCTACACCACGGAAGAGATAGAGAAAGAGGAGAGATCGAATCTATGTTTAATCGGGGAGACGGAAGATTATACCAAAGTAATCTACCTACTTATTCTAATACCCAATCACTTGCAAACGTTGCTCTGACAACAGGAGAAAGTATACCGGTAGATCAGACAGATTCTACACTCGGGAATCCCTTATTATTCTTTACCGACCCCCAATTTGGAAACTAATAATTATGCTTAACATAGACACGCTTTTTAGAAACAAGGGGATATTTAATCCCAATAAGGAATTACAGAATCAGGGAGTTGGTATATGGGATTTGACCGGGGGATCCTTGTCCTATAGAAACATTAACCTTAAGATAACAGGTTATCAGATTGTTGATGAGGAGTTTCAAATGAGGCCTGATCAAATTGCTTTCCAAAGCTATGGTGATCTTTCTTATACCGGTTCTTTAATGAAAATTAACGGCATATCAAACCCATTTTCGATTAAAGTAGGAAATGTTTTCGTAATACCAATGCAGGAAAGAATTAATGCATCTTTTGACCTAAAGCAAGCAACTATTTTGCAGTCTAATTCTACGAATAATCCTAATCAACAGTTTAGGGATATTCAGGAACAGAAAAAGTTTAAAATTAGTAATTCTAGACAAAAGTTTCTCGAACAAAGAGGAAAGGCAAAAAATCCTGCTCAGCAAATTATTCCTCCAAATATGACACAAGCTGGAGAAAGACAAACTGTCAGAACAAATGTTGTAATAGGACTTGCACCAGATGTAAGCAGCGCAGCTCCAAATCCAGCAGGAAACCCTAATTCTAATCCTATTTAATAATGCCAGCGGAGGATATTGTAATACAAAACATTTCTAGAACTAGCATTCAAATAGATGAACTTGCGGTACCGAATAGAACTGGTGGTGATAATGCTGGTCTAGATGATGCCCTTATGGACGCTGATGATAAATCTTTCGGCGGATACAGACCTGTTGTTTTTATTAATGGTTATTATGTAGAAAAATATTTGGATTATTTTGAATTGGACATGACAGGGTTTATACCCGAAATAAGATTCAAATTCACAATGGGAAATCCTCTTTTTATTAGTGTAAATTATCCTACCGATGGTGATATTGTATCTGTTTATTTTAGATCGTGGGTTACCGTGTACAGACCTTTAAGGATGGACTTTAATGTTCTTAATGTTAGGTCTTCTCCTTCCGAGAATTCTGAGGGCACCGGCCTTACTTTTTACATTTTAGGTGAAGCTAGAATTCCTGGCTTATATAACGAAGTTTCAAAAGCTTTCAGAACCAGAACATCCAACGATACTCTTTTTGACGTTTCTCAAGATTTAGATCTTGGATTTTCAACTAATGAAGCAGAAGTTGTAGATACTATGACGTGGATCTGTCCTAATTTATCTTACTATGATTTCATAAAGGAGGTAGTAAGCAGGTCTTATAAAGATGATAGAAGTTTTTTTACTGCTTTTGTAGACTGCTATTATAACTTAAATTTTGTAAATCTAAATAATCAGTTAAACACAAATAATGTTGCACAAACGTGTAAAGTAATTAGAGGGTTAAGAACTGGTACAGCAGATGATACTGCTTTTGCTAAAACCCAATTAAGCGAGGTAGAAATTGGCTTGTTATTAACAAACCAAAAAGGATCAGAAGATCTCCCATTTTATATTTCTGGTTATACACTTCTTTCAAAAGCAGGGAATGTTACTAATTACAGGGGATACATTCAAGAAGTACAATTTTGGGATGAAGGACTTGTAACAGACAATTCATTAGAAAGATATGTTTCTTATACAATAGAATCAATCACAACAGAAAATGTGGGAGAAAATATGGTACTCCAAAAAGGGAGAGCAAAGGAAAAAGAGTATTTGAAAGAATACCGCAAAAACTGGTATGGTGTATTAAATAATTATTCCGATGGAGGTGTGCATGAAAATTTCATACAGGCTTTAATCCAAAATGAATTTAACAACGACGATCTTCAGAAATTTACTCTACAGGTTGAAACGAATTCTTACTACGGGGGTTTTTACCGTGGCCAAGTAATACCAGTTTCAATCTATGTAAATGAACAAGGAATTAGAAAACAAAATACAGGAGCAAATAATAACCAAAATCCAGAACAAAGCATTAACCCAGTATTGGATCGCTTTTTATCTGGCCTTTATATAATTATGGGCATGCAGGTAAATTACGATAAGTACAAAGGAATTTATATGGTATTAAATTTAAATAAAAGAGAATGGACACTCAATAGTGCTGGCAAATTCCCGAAATCATTTCCTCTTAATCTTGTATCTGGATAAATAAAAAAAGAAAACAACTAGATGGGAATTCAGGCAACAGATAAAAACCGTACTCTTTTTCTGAAAGGATTTAAACTTTCAGATCAAGGAAAAAATGAGGACCCAACATATCTTGGGTTTAAATTTGTTTTTGACTTTGGTGTGCTCCCGATTGATCCTGAATGGGGATGGGCTCCGAGTCCGCTCTTAAGGATTAATAACTACACTCAAGGTAATGGTGCTGGTATGGCATCAGGACTTCAAAATCCGTTCGGTCAGCCTGCTTACCAATTAGGTGGTGGTCCTATCTATTATTCTGCTTATAATTATCTTCTTCAACGAGAAGGTGCTTTTGTAGGCACTTCTAATCAGGTAAAAAGAGCACAGGCTTTAAAGCAATTTCAGGT